CATGACTTCTATAATGCTTCTTGGGCAAATATCAATATGTCATATATGGGTAAAACCACAGCTGGTACTATGACGTACAATCCAAGTATGAATAATGCAAATGCTTGTGTTCTTGAAGCAATCAATTCGGCCGGTATTTCAATTCATACTAATACTGGTCCTATTTCAATTGCTACTTCTTCAGTCGAACGTATTCGTATTGGTGATGGCACAAGTATTCAAATGAAGCATCCTGGTAATGCAACATACGGTTCAGTTCTTCAACTGGAAACGACTGGTGGTACTGACGACCCTGCTCTTACATTCAAGAACTATAATGGTGGAACTCCATCATATGCAGGTATTGCGGTAACTGATGCAGGTGGAATAAGCTTTAGAACTGGAGCTTATACTGGTGCATGGGGAACAGAAAGAGCTCTCATTGATACAAACGGTATCTATACGCCTCATAATGTACGTGCATCAGGTTTTTCTACAGGTTGGGGCACAACTAATGGCCAAACAACTGGTGCATTCAATACAACGATGGGAACCGCTGCTTCTGCTACTTGGTTACTTTCAGGTACGTCAGGTGGTACTTTTAGATGCGGTATTCAAGCACTTGATAGTAATGGTATTATTCGTATCTTTAGCAATGGAACTAATTATGTAGAACTGAACGGTAACAATCTTGTTGCTGCTGGTTCATTAACAACCGGTGACATTACTGCTTATCGTTCTGCTGCTGCAACTACAGGTTACATTTACTTTGGTAATACTGGTACTAAGTATTGCGGTTTTGATGGTTCTAACTTTGTAACATCAATGCCAATGTATTTCAATATTTTAGGAAGTTCAGCTTCTTGTACAGGAAATGCTGCAACTGCGACTCTTGCAACTAAAGCTTCTACTTTATCTCAAAGTGGTGGCAATGGAACAGCAATGACATTCAATTGGTCAGGTCAAGGAGGACAACCTTCATGGTTATGGGGAAGTAATGATGGTTCTAACATCTACGTCTATAATCCATCAAATTTTAGTGTCAGCTACGCTACTACTTCAGGTACATCATCGTCTTGTTCAGGAAACTCGGCAACTTCTACAGTTGCTACATATCAGGGAATGAATTTTGGAACAACTGGCAACTGGAATACTTACTTTACTGAAACAACTGCAGCACGTCGTTCATGGACTGAATCATCTGTTGGTGGCCCAACAGGTACTTGGTGGTTTATCGAAAACATGCGTCATTCTAATGCTGGTGGTTATTGGGGAAGACAAAATGCATGGGGTTGGGAAGATAATGCTACTGAGCTTTATTCACGTAATGTTCAAAATGGCACATGGGGTTCTTGGGTAAGGTTCTTGCATTCAAGCAACTTTAGCTCTTATGCATTGCCTTTGACTGGCGGTACAATGTCCGGTTCAATTCAAATGGCACCAGCCGGAACAACTCGTGGATATTTCTATGCAGACGGTGCTGGTATTGGTATGCTAAATAGCGTTGGTGGTTGGGCAAATCGTGTAGATTACGGAACTAGCAACTTTTATTGTATGGGCGATATTACTGCAGCTGGCAACGTTACTGCATATTCTGACCCTCGTCTAAAAGAGAACTTCCAAGTCATTCAAAACCCTCTTGATATTGTCAATGCAATTGATGGTGGAACCTTTACATGGAAAGAAGGAATTGAGCATACAAAAGGCAAAGCTGGTAAGAAAGATTATGGTATTTTAGCCGACCAAGTTCAAGCAGTCATGCCAGAAATAGTAATGACTTCAACTGAAATTGAAGGTGAAAGTTATAGAACTGTAGCATATGACAAACTCATTCCAGTATTACTTGAAGCTATCAAAGAACTTGAAGCTCGTATCAAAGTATTAGAATCTAAATAAGGAGCAACACAAACATGGCAATCAACAATTCAAATTTCAAAGTAAAAAACGGAGTCAATGTCGGAGCTAATCTGATATTTGATTCTACAGGAGCTCGTATTCAAGGTGATTTTGATAATGCAACACATTCTAATCGCGTTGCATTTCAAACTAGTACTGCTAATACTAATACTACTATATCTGCTATTCCAAATGGAACTGCTACATCATCTCAGTTTGTAGTTTATGGTTCTTCAGATATGTTTAATAGTGCTAGAGCTGGTATCAATATTACATCAATACAAGCAAACATTTGGGCTGATAAAATTGGTACTGGTTCATTTCTTCCTATTGTTTTTCAAACAAGTGGCGCAGAACGTTTGCGTATTGATACTGCTGGTAATGTTGGTATTGGAGTTAATCCTACTGGCCTTGGTGCAAAACTTGCTATGTCGAATGATAGAGCAATAAATTCATATGCTCAAAAATGGTCAATGTATGATGGTGCAACCTTTGAAACGGACGTTTTATTAAGCAGTAATGGAACCACCGTAAATTTTGGTAACTATCAATCATTCCCATTATCTTTCCATACTAACGCAACAGAACGTTTTCGTATAGGTGCTTCTGGACAATGGGGTATTGGCGGAGCTAACTATGGTACTGCCGGTCAGGTACTAACATCAGGTGGTCCTTCTGCTGCACCATCATGGACAACAGTTGCAGGTGGTTCAGTGTCTGCATCTGATAATCAAACCAATGCATCTTACTTTCCAACGTTTGCAACTTCACAAGGTACGGGTGTTACATTAGCGACAGACTCAGGTCTTACATACAATCCATCAAGTGGGTTGTTATCACTTGCAACGTTAAACACTACTGGTAACGTTGGTATCGGTGGAACTGCTACAGCGTCACAAGGAACATTACAAGCTTTTGGCACATCAGCTGGAGCGGCTATTGGAGTTGCTCGTTTTGTCAATACTTCTGCGACTGCAAATTCTGCAGTCGCGCTTAGCTTGGACCCTGGCAATAATGGGGTGTCAGTACGTGATGCTCAAATTCGAGCAATCAATAATGGTAGCAATCAAATTGATTTGACTTTCCATACATCTAACGCTGCGGCTCCAACAGAAAGAATGCGTATTAGTTATACTGGACGTGTCAATGTCGGTGTCAATGGAGCTACAAATCCATCTTTACATAATTTTGTAGTCAATAGTAATATTTGTGCTCAATCACAACACACAACTGATGCGGCAACACTTCTTGCAGGTGCTCATGATTTTTATGCTTCTTCATGGTCTTCTGTCAATATAACTTATTACGGAAAAACAACTGCCGGAACCATGACCTATAACTCTGGTATGAACAACGCCAATGGTTGTGCTCTCGAAGCAATCAATACAAATGGATTATCTATTCATACAAATAATGGAGACATTTCGTTTGCTACTGAAGGCGTTCAACGAATGAGACTTTCTCAAGGCAACGTAGGTATTGGAATATCAGCTCCTACAGTTTCATTAGAGGTAAGAAAAAATGCTACTGGTTCTAATGTTCTCCAACGTACAGGTATTTTAGGTCAAACGAAAAATCCATATTTAGAACAAATATTTGATGAAACTAATGGGATAGTAACCTTAAACGCAAGTGGTTCTAGCACTCCTAATTTTACATTCAATGTTGCTGGCACAGAAAGAATGCGTATTGACAATGCTGGTAATGTTGCAATTGGTGGTTCTACTGCATATTCAAAACTTGATGTTTATGGTTCTGGAACTATTCGTGGGTTTTTAACTGTTCAAGATATTGACAATAGTGGTTCTTCTATCGCAATAACAAGTACTGATGGTTCTTATACTGGATTGACGGTAGCGAATGGTTCTTCTACTATTGCCTTGACTTCAAATGGAGCCCAATCTGAACTAAGAACAGGAACAAATACTCCAATAGTCTTTATGACAAATAATTTAGAAAGAATGCGTATTAATGAAGGTGGAGCAGTTTGGATTGGCGGAACCTTATCAAGCAGCGACATTACTTCGTCACGAGCTGCTACTCCAACAACAGGTTACATTTACTTTGGTAATACTGGTACTAAGTATTTTGGATTTGATGGGTCTAATTGTATATCATCAATGCCAATGTGGTTTAATATTTTAGGAACCGCAGTAAATTTATCTACTACTCGTTCTACTTGGAGCACAAATGGTACTATTTCTGCAGTAGTTGGACAGTTGGCATGGAAGAACTATGGTAATGGTCATTCAATCTTTGATGCTTCTGCCGGTACTTCGCCAGATGGAACTGCAGTCAATAGCACAAATTCTACACAAGCTTGGACAGCTTCTTTCCCTACATTGATGGGATGGAATGGTTCTCAAACTTATGGTGTTCGTGTAGATAGTGCTCGTGTCGCTGATGATTCAAGCGCTGTAGGCGGAATTTCCTTAGCTAATATTTGTTCTGGAACGAATGGCGCTGCAGCTACTGATACTATCTCAGATATGAATAATGTCACAACGCAAAAAAGTGGTTTTTACTTGTATAATGGTCCTCCAGCAAATGCTCCTGTTGCTTCACATATTACATGGATGACTGCAATGGGTCATTATGCAGGTGATAGATATGGATGGCAAATGTCTAAAGGATACTGGGATGATAACTTTTATCTTCGTGAATTATCATCTAATTCATGGGGAGCATGGAAAGTTATTGTTGATAGTGTAAATGTTGGGTCTTATGCTTTGCCAATTGGCGGAGGTACAGTTACTGGCAATTTCACAGCAAATGGACAAATATACACTGGTGGTTGGTTTAGAAGTTCTGGTGCTCAAGGCTGGTATAATGAATCATATGGCGGTGGTATCTACATGTCTGATTCTGCTTATGTTAGAACTTATAACAATAAGTCATTCCTGGCTCATAGCTATGTTGAAGTTGCTAACAACTACGGAGCAGTATCAGGTGCTCAAAATATCAATGTTCTAAATGGCTCAATGGTTTCTATGACATTGAACGGTGCAACTACTTATACATTTTCTGGTGCTCCAGCATCAGGTAATGCGGCATCATTCACACTTGAACTAACTAATGGTGGTGCTTATACAGTTACATGGCCATCTGGTACTAAATGGTCAAGTGGTGCTGCTCCAACTCTTACTGCATCAGGTACTGACATTCTAACATTCTATACAAGAGACGGTGGTACTACTTGGAGAGGTGTAATGGTATCTAAAGATAGTCGCTAATACTAAATACATCATATACTAACATTCACTCGGAGATAAACCATTATGCAATTTTTAGAAGTCGCAACATTACAACCAGTATCATACGAAGAAATCAAACGTCGCTTTGAACACATTTGTTTTCCACAAATCATTGATATTGCACACCTTAGCTCAATTGGATTTGAACCGCTAGAAATAGCGGCTTTTCCTTATGATGCTCCACGTTTTACAGAATCCGTTCGTCAAGCCCCAGCGCTTGACAATGGAGTATGGAAACAAACCTATGTCACCACCCCTATCGAAGATACTTTATCTGATAGCACTGAAAATGGAGTCACTACTACTGTTGCTCAACAAGTAGCAAGTATTCTAACTGAAGGTAAAGTTCAAATGCTCAATCAATTAGCAAACTATCGTTATGACAAAGAAGTAGCCAGTATTGATGTCAATGGAAGCGCTATCAAAACTGACAGAGAATCCCAAGCAACTTTGAATGGAGCTTATACTGCATCACTTATCAATCCGTCAATTACTATCAATTGGAAAGCAAGTGATGGTTCATGGGTATCATTAGATGCATCTGCAATTAGTGCTCTTGCTTCTGCTGTGATTACTCATGTTCAATCTTGTTTCAATAAAGAGAAATCTATTGCGGAAGCTATCAACAATTCAACTACTCTTGCACAATTACGAGCTATTGATTTTGATACTCTTTGGGTTGCTTAATATAGGAGAATGAATCATGGCTTTCTTCTATAAAGTAAATATTGATATTACGACAGTTGACCCTAGCTTACTTCAAGGTGTTGGTTATTCAGTAGGTGGTAAAACTCCGGCAGCAGCAAGTACGAATGTGTTTACTGCTATTGATTACGCAACAGAAACGACTTTTACTCCTGCATTGTTTATCACAAACATAAGAAGACAATGTACTGGATTATCAAGTCCTACTGTTGGACTAATTTGCGGGGGGTATAACTCTGATACCGGTACAAGAGTAAATGATATCGATGGTATCAATTTCACTACAGAATCAATGTTAGCAATAACTGCAGTTCTTGGTTCAGCTATTACCAATGCAGGCTCTTTGAATGGACCGACATCAGGTTTTTTATGGAGTGGATATTATGGAACAAATGGCGGTTCAATTGGTACCGAATCTCAATCAACTACTAGCGTAAACTATTCAACCTATTCATCTGGGGTATATGCTACTAGAGCAGCTGTTGCTCGAGGATATCCTGCAGGGGTTTCTGGAACAGATACAGGATTTGGTATTGGCGGAGTTTCAGGTTCAGTCTCAACTGAAATTGATGGATTGACATTTAGTACGATAACATCACTAAATCCTTCAGCAGTTTTAGGAAGTGCTAGAACGGCTGCAGCAGGATTAGACAATACAACAGTTGGTTTTTGTGCCAGTGGTTCAAGTACTGCGGCTTCATCAGGTGGTCAAACGAATGTTTCTGGTTTCAATATCATATCAACTACAACTTTTTCGGTTTCTGCTGTTTTTACTAGTGCAACAACTTATGCTCAAGGGGTCAATTCTACACAAGCAGGTTATTTGTTAGGTGGAGAAAATACTGCAGCAAGTATCTTATCTTCTATCAAAAAGATTGGATTCTTATCACATGCAACCACAAATGTTTCAAGCACACTAAGTATTGGTCAATCAATGGGTGCTGGTGTTTGGACCCGAGTATTCCATAATATGACAGGTCGTTCATATGTTGCTGGTGGAAATACTTCATCTGGTGTATACTCAACGCTTATAGAATGTATTGATTATGCAACATTAGGTTCTACTCGTTTTGCAGGTTCTAATCTTTCACTTGCACGAACCGCGCTTCGTGGTATTTCATCAGCAAGAATTGGATACTTTCTGGGAGGAACTAATGGCACTGCACGGACGCTAATTGATGGTATTCATTATAGCACCGAAGTTCAAAAAACAACGTCGATGACATTATCAACTGCACGATATGCTATGTCTACATTTCAAAGTTATGCACGTGGATATTCATGTGGAGGTTGGCAAGGTGTTTCAGTAACTGGGTTAATTGAAGGTTTTGTGTTTGATACCGAATCTCGAGTTGCAGTTAGTAATGCAATACCTTCACCGCTTTATTATGGGACAGGTTTTTCTGCGCCAAATAGTACATATGGTTGGATGATGGGTGGTTCAACTGTTGGCGGGTCTACATCATCTATCATATCAGGAACCCATTTAGGAAGTGAAACTTCAACTACTGCAACTGCAACTTTTGCTACATCACGGTATAGTGCTACAGCTGTTGGGTCGACTTCATATTCTATTGCATTCTATTGTGGTGGTTGGACATCTTCAGCAGTGACAACTGTTAATGGATTTACACACTTATCTACATCAACTTCATCATTGACAACTGGAACTTATGGCTCAGTATTAGCTACTGCTCGATATGATGCTGCTGGAAGTTCATCCCTAACAAATGGGTACATTTCTGGTGGCTATAATGGAACTACTAGATTTAGCAGCACTGAAGCTATAAATTTTAGTTCAAGCGCAATGTCAGCAACTTCATTATCATTATCTTTTACCACAACTGATTTAGCATCCGTAGGAGCTGCTACATTATTCAATAACTATAACTTAAGTGGGTATTTGTTTGGAGGATATAAGGATGATACTAATGTAATGCAAAGTGGTATTGAAGTATATGATTTTTCATCTGAAGCATGTTATTTATCATCAACATCAATATCACCAGCAAGTAGATGTCAAGGCGCAGTTTCATCAGTAACTACTGGTTATTTTGCTGGTGGTGACTTAGTAGCCGGCACCACAACTACTAACAAAATCTTCAAATTTTCTTATTCATCTAAAGCATATTCTGATACGGCTCAAGTTTTAGCAGATGGTGCGAGAGCAAATCTTGATGGTGTTAATAGTGCATCAAAAGGTTATTGGGCTGGTGGTCGTAATGCTGCTTCTACAACATCATATACAAAATGTGACGGTTGGACATTTGCAACAGAAGCCTATTATGCTACAGCTGCCACTTTATCAGCCGGAAGATATGCCGTTGCAGCATTTAATTCGTCAAGTGCTGGATATTGGAATGGCGGAATGAATACAACTCCATCATATTTCAATAGAACTGATAAAATGTTATTTGGCACAGATACTACAATAACTTCATTAGGAAACATTGTCCCAACTTCACGAGCTAATGCTGGGGCAACAAATTCCTCAACGAAGGGATATTATTATGGCGGAACAACTTCAGCTTCAACAACTACTGCGATTTATGAATTTACATTTTCAACTGATACTTGGAATGGAACTTCTATTGCTGCTATGTCTCAAGCAAGACAAGCTGGACGAGGATTTGGAACTGAAATATCAGGATACATTGCAGGTGGCTCTAATTTCGGAAATACCGTTTCATATAAAATGATTGATAAATTATTGTATTCAACAAATACATGTTTAGTTAGAGATGCAGTTTTATCTGTGCCTAAATCAAGAGCGGCAGCACTTTCTGCTATATAAATATAATTTTAACAATCTTAATAAACATAATATGAACTCTATAACAACAACGATCAATACTGAAAATGTCAATGATATTATTGCTGAGCTAAATGAAGCTTTTTACAATATTCCGTTTGAAAACTCACAATTTCAAACGGAAAATTTTGTGATTGGAGGTTCAATAACTCCAGCAAGAGCTTATCGTTCAATAGGTTTAAGAATGATGTCCAAACTTGAAGCTTTACGTGAAGCAAAGTATTCCCGTCTTCGAATGGACATTGATATTGAAGAACTTCAAGAAAAGATTGCAAATCCAGAAACGAATAAGTTTGATAGAAGAAGAGCTGAGTTAGAAATTCAACAGAAGACGGAGGGTTTAACTTATAGTAACAAACTTATCAATGATGCAGTTGTTGAACTTAATCAATTATATGAACACTTCAAAGCTCTTCCTAAGTATTCACGTGAAGAGTTTGAAAACGAAGAAAGTATTCATTTTGAACAACGACTACAACGTCAATTAGCTGGTGCAGATGGGGCTCGTGAAAGCTTGATGAATATGCATCAGGATATTCAAAACATTCGTGGATTTGAAGAAAACTTTTTATTGACTGGTGAAAGACAATTGGCTAATCTATTAGAAAAGCCACCAGAAACCGTAAATACACTAACGCTAAACACTAATCCAAACTAAAAGGAAAAACTTATGCCTAACTATAACGAATCTAATGTCAATTCAACTTCATATCAACGTGCTAAAAGTGCTACGATTTCGAATGTTTATGGACAAAATCCAGAAATCATGTTCAATGAAGAACTTGTCGTAGTATTACCTGATGGTGCAGCTCACCGTGATTTAGGAAATGTTTTTGGAACTTTTACTCCGGCAAACAAAGATACTGTAGTTACTCTAATTGACCCAGACACTGGTGATAATACTGCAAACACTATGACTTATGGCGAAATCTATACTGCTATTCGTTCATTGTACTTGCATTTAGCAATCAAACGTGATACTGACTTAGCTGCTCTTGAAGCTGCAAGACAGGCTGCTATAGCCGCAGTTGAATCTATTGTTGCATCGTCACTTGCTGATGTACTTGCTGCTAAAGTGGCTGCAGAAGCAGCTTTAGCAGACGTAAATGCTGCTATATCAGCAAATGACCCAGTTGCTGCATTAGCCGCAGCTCAAGCCGCTCAAAATGCAGCTAATGTTGCACGAGCTGCAGCATCTATAGCATTAGGTCAAGTTACTTCATCAAATGCATCAGCACAAGCATTGTCTGATTCAAATAGCGCTCAAACTGCAGCTACTGAAGCTGAAACCGTTGCTGCTGATGCTGCCGCTGCCGCTGCCTCAATTCAACCAGCACCTTAATACAGCGTACATAAAGTAAAACTTACATATAAAGGGAATTAGATATGGCTTTGCAAACATCTGGTACAATATCAATTAGCAATATCAATACTCAACTTGGAAGAGGGACTTATGCAACATCTAGTCTAAATGAAAGTGCTCTTCGTACTTTAGCCGAGGTTCCTTCGGGAACCATCGCGCTAAGTAATTTCTATGGAAAGCCACCATTTTCAACTGGAACTTGGACTCAATCAGTTGCTGGTACGTATAATTTTACCGTTCCATCTGGGATTTACATAATATCTTATGTAGTTATTGGTGGTGGAGCTGGTGGTGGTGGTGGTTCTGAAAAAGACCCGTATTGTTCAGGTGGAGGTGGAGGTGGTGCCGGAGCACTTATGACGGGAACACTAAATGTTTCGCCTGGTCAAGTATTATCATGTGTAGTTGGTGCTGGGGGTTCTGCTTGGCCAGCGTTTAACCAATCAGGAGGTTCTACACCTGGTAGTTCAACTATTAATACAACTACTGTAGTTGCAGCTAATGGCGGAAAACCTACAACTAGTGGTGGGACTTGGTGGAGACCTGGCAGAGGGACTTCTGGCACAAATAGCGTGAATGGTACTAGTGGCGGTTTTGTCACAGCTTCTTCATCTGCTCAAAATGGTGGCGCTGGTGGATATGTTCCTGGATATTCGACCGGTGGAGTAGGTGGAACTGGTTCCGGTGCCGCAGGTGTTGGACCTGGCGCTGGAGGTGGAGGTGGTGCTACTACAGGCAATAATGGTGGAAACTATGCAGGTGGTCCAGGTAATGATGGTATGGTTCGCATTATTTGGTAAATAGTCTAAAACTATAAATAGTTTATCATCTCTTAATAACAAACAAATAAGTACGGAGTACCTATCTTATGGCATTCAGAAACGCAGCCATTGCTGTTGGAACTACACTAACACCGCTATATACATGTCCAGCTGACTATGAATGTGTTATCCATTCATTGTATATTGCTAATACTGATGCAATCAATACTATCACAGTTGATATTCAGGTTACATTGAACAAAGGTGGATTCGGGTCACGTTATGTTGGCAAGAACTTGACAATTCCTGCAGGCACATCATTGATTTTTGACAAGCCGATTACTTTACGTGAAACTGATGTCATTAGTATCAAGTCATCTGCTGCAACATGTGACGCAGTTATTAGCTTCTTGGCAACAGCTGAACAAGCACTTCCTGCATAAATAAGGACATAACTTATGGCACTCCTTGGACAACAAGCTCATGATGTGTATAGAACACATAATGTCTTTACTGCAACAGCCGGTCAAACAACTTTCACTTGTCAATACAATCCAACTGCACTTGATGTGTATAAGAATGGGGTTCATCTAAACCCGTCTCAATATACTGCAAACACGGGTATGTCAGTTGTTCTTTCTACTCCAGCTGCATTGAATGATAAGATAGAAGTTATTGGTTATAAAGCTGATTTGAAATATGCAGTATTTTCTAATGCACCACTTCTTATTGCAGCGAATGGCGAATTGACAAACGGACAAACATATGTCATGACTGCTTCTTGCGTTCTTACACTTCCGTCAAATCCTCTTCCTAATTGGACTGTTCGAATTATCAATGCATCAGGAACTACTACCGGCACAATTGCTCGTAACGGTAAGAACATTCAAGGTTTAGCACAAGATGTTACTATTGACGTTTTGAACTCTGCTACGACATTGATCTATATTGATGATACTCGTGGTTGGTGGCTAATCTAAATAAGGGAACTATAACAACATGGCATTACTTACAGCTCTTACAAACACAATAGCAGTTGATAATACTGGGAAACTTCCGGTTGGATTGATTCCTGATTCAGTGACAGGTGCATTGAACTATCAGGGAACTTGGAACGCAGCAACGAATACTCCAACACTCGCTAATGGAACTGGAACTAAAGGACATTACTACAAAGTTGCCGTTCAAGGAACATTCAACATTGGTGGTATTGATTTCTGGAACTTAGGTGACATTATATCATACAACGGTTCTACATGGGACCGTATTGATGGTGGTATCAACGAAGTTGTTGAGGGACCTCAAGGACCTACTGGGCCTGCTGGTCCGATGGGTCAAACAGGTGGTCCTGGTCCTGCAGGTCAAACACTATACACTTGGTTTGCTTATGCGGATAATGCAACAGGAACTGTGAATTTCACAAATGGTGCATGGACTAATCAGACCTATTTGGGAATAGCTGTCAATAAGACAACCCCAACTGAAAGCACTAACCCTGCTGATTACACTTGGTCAAAAATGCAAGGACCTCCTGGTGCTCAAGGTACTACAGGTTCTGCTGGGGCAGCGGGTCCTCAAGGCGATTCGATGTTTACATGGATTGCTTATGCGAATTCAGCAGACGGAACACTGAACTTTACGACAGGTGCTTCTTCGGGACATACTTACATTGGTATTGCAAACAACAAAACGTCTGCAGTTGAAAGCACTAATCCAACTCAATACGTTTGGTCTAAAATCCAAGGTGAAGATGGAGTTCCAGGAACTCCAGGTATCAACGGTGAAACAACTTATACTTGGTTTGCATATGCTAATAACGCAACAGGAACTGTTGGTTTTACTACCGGTGCATGGACCAATCAGACATACTTAGGTTTAGCAGTCAATAAGCTGACTGCAACAGAAAGTCAAAATCCAGCCGATTACACTTGGTCTAAAATGCAAGGTGACCAAGGCGCAACTGGACCAACAGGTGCTGCAGGTCCTCAAGGTAACTCGATGTATACTTGGATTGCTTATGCGAATTCGGCTGACGGGACATTGAACTTTACGACAGGTGCTTCTTCTGGTCATACATACATTGGTTTAGCAAATAACAAGACTTCTTCTACTGAAAGCACTAATCCTGTCGATTATACTTGGTCGAAAATTCAAGGAGATGCTGGTGTGCCTGGAACTCCAGGAGCCAATGGGCAAACAACCTACACTTGGTTTGCATATGCTAACTCGGCAGATGGAACATCAGGATTTACTACTGGTGCTTGGACTAACCAAACATATTTGGGATTAGCAACAAACAAACTAACTTCAGTTGAAAGCACTAATCCAGCTGATTACATTTGGTCTAAAATCCAAGGACCTACTGGAGCTCAAGGAGCTACTGGTCCAACTGGTGCTGCTGGTGCTCAAGGCAATTCAATGTATACATGGATTGCATATGCAGATAACTCTACTGGAACTGTTGGGTTTACTACTGGTGCTAATACTGGTCAAGCATATATTGGTATCGCAAACAATCAAACAAGTTCAACTGAAAGCACTAATCCTGCTCTTTATACTTGGTCAAAAATCCAAGGTGATGCTGGAGTACCAGGAACTCCTGGAGCTGACGGTGCTCCTACGTACACTTGGTTTGCATACGCAAACAATTCAACAGGAACAGTTGGGTTTACTACTGGTGCATGGACAAATCAAACATATCTTGGCCTTGCTGCAAATAAATTGACATCAGTTGAAAGTACTAATCCAGCTGATTACACTTGGTCAAAAATCCAAGGTAATGATGGACCATCAGGTCCATCAGGACAACCGGGAACGCGCGGTTCATCTTCATTCTATGCATCAGGTGGTGCGTGGAGTGATGCTACTGCTAATGCTACGGTTCTTGCAAGATTTCCAACGGGTGTAGTTGTAAATGACGAAGTAACGATTAGCGATGGTTCAACATTTGCAATGGTCAAGTATTGGAATGGAGGTGCATGGGTTGCTCCAGGCCAAGTCATTGACGGTAACTTACTTGTTACAGGTTCGGTAAACGCAGCAAAAGTCAATACGAATGGATTGACAATTCGAGACCCAGCTGGTAACATCATACTTGATGCTTCAGGTGGTGCTGCTTTAGATTGGTCAAAAATCTTCGGTGCTGGCCGTCCTCAAGATGGTGCAACAGTTGGTGCTGCTTTTGGTACTAACATTACTGGTCAAATCACTGCAGGTAATGTCTCAACTTATATTGCGGCAGCCGCTATTGGTGATGCATACATTGGAAACTTGTCTGCACAAAAGATTACTGCTGGAACACTTTCAGCTTCTTCATATGTTCAAGTTGATGCTGGTGGTGGAAATACTGCAAGAATGGGATTACTTCCGGATTCTTCATTCGGTATTAGAGGAACGTATAACAATCAGGAAAACTTCAAGCTTTCTCCATCTGGTTTGTCATTCAATCCTACTAATGCAACATTGTGGAAAATGACAGGTTCAAATATCAAAAAGACTATTGCTGAAGGCCGTGTTGTTCTAACTGGAGTTGCAAATAATACTGTTATTTCAACTAGCATTTTAATACCCAATGCTGCAAATACTGTTTATACCAAAGTTATTGAAGTTCAAGTTGTAGGGTATTGGGAAAATGCCGACGTTACTTCTACAAGAACAATTCATAAGAAACTTTACATTCAATTAGCGTACAAAAACTCTACAGGAACAGTGTTGAAATATGATGCTGGTGTTTATATGTGCGAACATAGTGATGGTACAAATTGGCCCGTTTATACTGGTACTACAAGTGATTCTTGGGCGTATAACGGTGCAGCTTGGTTCTATTATGACCAAGCTAACGAAGAACTTTATTTGAATCTGAAGAGTCCAGCGTCTAATGACATTGATGATGAATCGTTTTTTTCATATTCTATTCAAGAATATGAAGGAAAACCAATTGTATCTGTATGGGGATAATGTAAATGAAAAATATAGTAATAAGAACTAAAGACGTTTCAATCATAAACTCTTTTTTAGAATATGTCCAAACTACTTATTCAATTGTTCCGGATATATTCACCGGAACAATAAATTGGAACGGACATGATGATATTAGTGATAGTATTTCTAGCTTTATAGTTCCAGATGATTTCAACAAAAAAATGTGTGAAAGAGCCATTGGAACTGGTATTCAAGTATTAGATGAATCTAATAACTTCGTTACATTAGCAAATGTTGCAATAACTATAGATGATTATATTCCTGGAATATCAACATTTATGGAAAGTAAAGCAAAAGAATATGGTTATGATAATCTACTTTCAGCTTGCTCATATACTGCTTCTACAGTTACAAAGTTCCAAATTGAAAGTGTTGCTTTCAATGCGTGGCGTGACTCAGTATGGGAAACGGCTTTTACTGCATTAGCAACATTTGACCAAAATGGAATCTTTCCAAAGCCGGATGATTTTATTGCTTCACTTCCGACATATGAATCTTTTTTACCTCCAACACCATAAAAGATAAATAGTGTTAATACCAATTTTCTTATAACAGGAACCTTATCATATGTATATCGGAGTTACAACTTATCCCGACTTCCTAAAGACTCAAAATGTTCAAACTGCAACTGCCGGTCAAACTGTCTTTACTGGATTGAACTACGACCCGGCTAATGTAGAAATCTACCAGAATGGGTATCGTTTATTACCATCTCAGTATTCTGCACCTAATGGTTCAACGCTTACTCTTTATACTCCATCAGTTCTTGGTGATAAGATAGACGTAGTATCTCGTGAAGAAAATGCAGTTGGTTCAGATGTAGTATCAGTCAATGGAAAGACAGGTGTTGTGGTTATTGACCACTTCGATTTGCCTGATATGCCATGGCTTGATGGTTCTGGTCGAATTCCTGCTTCACTTCTTCCTACTTCAGTTGTAGGTGCAGTCGTTTATCAAGGAACTTGGAATGCTACTTCTGGAAGTGCTCCCTCTGCTTCACCTACTAAAGGTCAGTACTGGGTAGTATCAGTTCAAGGAACCACATCTTTATCAGGTATCAATCAATGGTATGTTGGTGATACAGCAATTTACAATGGTACTGCTTGGGATAGACTTGATGGTTCTGCAAATGAAGTACTTTCCGTCAATGGACATACTGGTAATGTAGTTCTATCAGCAGGTGACATTACTTCTTCATTAGGATTCACACCTGTTCAACAAGGTGGTGGTATTAATCAATCAACTAATAAAGTTTATGTTGGTTGGAGCACTGAGGGGTTAAGAGTAACGGTTGATTCTACTGATGTTGGAATGTTTGTCATTGCTACTTCACCAGAACACCCAACTGGTCCAGGCTTGATAAACTATGGGAGAGATGCTCATACCTTACTTCTTGATAACAACCAAGGTATGGTATCAGTCGGAACTGCTCATGCTTTATATGGAGCTCAATACTTACGTTTCCGTGCTGAACCTTCTTTATGGGGTGCTCCTTATGGTGAAATGATTATTGGTTCAAGTGGCGAAAACTACATTTCAGGTAATACTAACTTAGCAGGTGGAGCATTTACGATTACTCCAACTGCGGGTGATAATTCTACAAAAGTTGCAACTACCGCTTTCGTACAAACTGCTTTAGCTGCTTATGACCCGTCTGATTATGTTCGAAAAGATGGTGATACGATGTCAGATACCTTGACTATATTAGGCAATGGTCTGGGGACACCACAAACTGCATCTCAGTTCATGACACAAGTTATCGATGCCGGTGATTGGGCGAATGCTGCGAATGCTCTTGGCGGTCCAAATGGACCCGTTGCATCAAACAATCTTTCAGCTTTATATCAAACACCGTCAATTGAACTTCATACTAGCGCATTTGCTATTCCAACTGATGCGACTATTACTGGTGTAACCGTCAATATTACTAATTATGTAACCGGTGGTTCAGTTGATGTGTTTCTTATTGCATCAATGGTTATTCCAAGTGCAACTTCTAATCAGTATTATCAACAGCAGTTTATTGCTGCTCCTGGTGGGATAATTACTTTTGGTGGAGTCAATTCAACATGGGGTTATAACCTAAGTCCTTCTTCAGTCAATGGACCTCAAGGTATTGGCATTAGAATATATGCCGAAACTTATGATTGGGAAGTTGGTGTAGCAACTGTAGCACTTGATTCCGTTCAAGTTACGGTTCATTATACAGAACTTGGAACAACTTCAGGTACTTTGATGTTAGGTAATACAGGTGAAGCAAAACTTGTGTATGATGGTACCCGTTATGTTATGCCAAACAAAGACTTATATGTCAATGGCGCTAAAGCACTAACTGTTGCTGGCGGAATATTGAATGGCCCACTTTCTGTAAGTGCTGGAAATGTTATAGGAACCAATGCAGTTGGAACTCGTTATGTATCAACATCAGCACCTTTTGGCGGAATTGATGGCGACATTTGGTATCAGTACTAAAAGAATAGGAAATAGCTTATATGCCTTCTGTTACAAGAGTAAAACATAATGGAGTTTGGAAAGAACCAACTCATATTTGGGTAAAGCATAATGGTGTGTGGAGAGACAGTCAAAAAGTTTTCGTAAAGCATAACGGAGTGTGGGAACAAGTATTTCCGAATTGGGCAACGATAGACCTTCAAATTTTTGGAGCACCAGGTGGTGGTGTTGCTGTAGGTGGTCGTGGCGGTTCAGTTCAAATAACTGGACAAATGCTACGTGGAACGTCACTCAATCTTTGGGTTGCTAGTAGAGGTGAACACCCAGACGTTGGTAATACTTTTGGTCATGGTGCTGGAGGTGGTGGTGCTTCAGCTATCACAACTTCTTCTGGTACTCTACTTGCTATTGCAGGTGGTGGTGGAGGACAAGGTGGTGGTTATAGCGGCAACGATAGAGCAGGTGGAGATGGTGGTGGAGGAGCAAATGGCGCTGGTCTAAATGGTGATGGAACTGGAAGTTATGCTGGAACTGGTGCTGATGCAAGTGGTCGCGGTGCTGGAGCAAATGGTGCCGGTGGTGCCGGTGGTGTAGGAATAAGACGCAGTGGAGCTTCAGGGGATTCTTACACAGACCCAACAACTCCTGGTAAAGGTGGTAACGCGGCAGCAGCTAATTCCGCTCACGCTCGTGGATGGGGTTATAGTCTTGGTGGTTATGGCGGAAACGGTGGGGATATTTCAAATGATAATGATGAAGATGCTTCTGCCGGAGGTGGTGGAGGTGGTTATGGTGGAGGTGGTGGAGGTGGTGGAGATGCCACAGGTTACGGTGGAGGTGGCGGTTCTAACTTTGTTAGAACCAATAACATTACGGACCTTTTGACCATTGCGACATATAGTAGAAGTAATCCATTAGGAGTTAGAAATCGAAACCAACATGGTTTGATTAGAATAATTGTAAATGGAGTAACCCATAATTTCAATTATGTATCTGACAATCTTCAAACTTTTGTTATTCCCTAACAAGCTCGTCAAAGTAATAAGTCAGCCCTTCATATTCAAGGGGGTCTCCGGGTTTCAACACCCATTGCTCCCCTTTCAATTCTGGAAACTTTACATCCCCTTCAAAAGTTCCATCAATCAAGGTTCGATATACAACATCTACTTGATGCTTCTTCAATACTTCATTATACATTCTTGCTCCACCAATCACAAAAGCTTCTTTAGCTTGTAACCAGGTTTCGCAGAAGATAATAGCTCGGGTTAAATCAGAGAAACCTAGTACTGGTGAATCCTTTTGATTTTCATATTCATTATATGGGAATTCAAATTCGTCAGGATTACTGCAAATAACAATATTCGTTCTATCTGGTAATGGTTTTTGATTTGGTAATGATAGATAAGTATTCTTACCCATAATCACTGGATGACCTAATGTTAGTTTCTTGAAATGTTTTAGGTCTGGAGGAAGGTACCAAGGCAAAGAGTTTGATTTACTATTACCTATCACACGATTAGTATCGTGTGCTACTATGACATTGAGTTTCATTTATTCCTATAAAGGGAGTTTCAATATTCTATTTATTCTTCCTATGACGGAAGCTTATCTTTTTATCAAAGCCCTTGCTTTCAATCATATCTTTATCGCTGATAGTTACTGGCGGTTTTGTATCAGGAGAATCCCGTAATACATTACACAAATAATGTTCAAGTTCTTGGTACAATTGATTTGCTGGGATGATATTCGGAAAGCCATGTTCAGACAGCATTGGTACTTCATTATCCAACGCATATTCATATTTTCGATTAGTCTTTTTGCTTCGCTCAATCCATGAAAATCCAGTGACACTGAACACTGGAGTTCCAACTTCTTTTGAAAGGTCAATTAGAGCTTGAGATGTTCCACCAATGTAATCTTTTTGTTGTTCTTCAAGGTCTTTCCTTCTAAAGTATCGTTGAGATATGAACTCATGACCATGATGTTTATCGAAATCATACAATTCCCATCTTGGTTTTACAAGATAAGAATTTGAAGGACATACAAACAAATACTTTCGCCCATTCACTACTACATACTTAGTCTTATAACCAGGTGGTATAGCAAATGGGTGAAAGTCAAATACTTTTTTCTCAGTCGTAACATAACCTTTTGCAAGAGTATTACGAACATAGACAATAGACTCATCTATGCCGTATACTCCTACAAGATAATCATAGTAGTCTTTGAACGGACTTACGATTTTCATATGTTGCCTTGTGCAAACTCCGATACAAGTTGAGGTACTGATGAATCGAATCCAACGATGTCCAATTGACGTGGGTCTTTAGGGTCAGCTACAGTAAAGCGAGTAGTTGAAGTACCAAGTACCATATTACAAGCATTTGGTTTGTTCATCACTTTACGATAATCACGAAGTGCTTCAGTTGGATGAACACGACCAGCCCAAGTTTCATTATCTGTAATAGTTACAAAGCAATCGACATCCATCTTATGTTGAGTTGCATGAATCATTGGCAATGCACAATCTGTACCACCCCATGAAAAGCTTCTGATGACCTTCAGCACTTCAGGCAATTGCATTTGTGGATGTATCTTCAGTTCAGACATCTTAGTATTGAAGCCACCAATCCAATAGTTTGGTTCACGTTTTGCGATTGCTAATGCCATCACACCTGCTACTTCTGCAGCAGTCAAGTTTGGTAATCCTACAACATTAGCTCCAAACATTGAACCAGAACAATCAACCCCAATGAAGAAGTTTTTACCAGTTGGTTCTATGAAGTTGAATGCTTCATAGAAAACATCGTTCAATATACCTTTCACATGAGTTGAAACATCCCAGCTCATTGAGCCTTTGTCACCATGACCTTGGCTATAAGTTTTCAATGCATTCAAAATTGTGATAGGATGAACTCTTCCACGTTTCAAAGCTTCAACATTGCTAAGACCAGCTACTATGTCCTTCAAAGTAGAAGACAAACCTTTAGTCATTCCCAATGAAGAGAAGCGACCCAAGTTGCGAAGCAATGCAGTATAACCCATGTTACGAATCAAAGCAGCCCAGATATCAACATCTTTCAAAAGTTCAGTTGGCAACATTTCCCAAGTCATATCGAACTCTTCGATACATTCAAGTGCCAACGATTTAGATGGCTCTTTATGTAATGCTGAATGAAACTCAACAATTCTTGGAGCTTCATATGCAGCGATTCGTTTTGCTTCGCTATCTTTTGCAGCTACCCAACGATACAATGAAGAGCGAGTGTTGCTATCAGGTTTTACATGAGCCAATCGCAATACATCACGATGAGACCAGCCATTACGTTGTTGATACTTCAACAGTTGAAATGCAAGACGAGATACATCTTTGCTGTTATACCAGTTTGCAATACCACGTTTAGTCACTGCATTCCATTTACCCATTGAATTGATAAGGTCAACGAATTGGAACAAATGAGTACCAGTTCTGCATACTTTTGGAAGTGCATCAAAAGCTAATTGACGAGCTTCGTTATTAGGTGATACTGCAACAAGAGCCAATACAAAGATAGCACTGTCGTTTTTAGGAGCACGTCCAGCATTAGAGATTTCAACCACACGATTGACCACTGACACTGGGTCTTTAGCAATCAACTTGATAACATTAGACGCAGCTTCTTGTGTTAGCTTTTGAGCTGATGCATAGAAGCTTGGTTGTTCAGAACCAAGTATCAAGAACCTGTCAAGATACATCATATCTGATACTGCAAAGACTACACCACCAGCATGATTGGAAACCATTTCGGTTTCACGACCTGGAATTACTTTAGTTTGAGGAGTAGTAGAATCTTTAGTTGGAACTACTGATTTGTAGAGGTTAGTTGCATTTGACATATGAATCACGGCTCCTGTTTAGAATAGAAAGCAAAAAGTTTTGACACAGTACGTATAAAGATAGGTCTTCTTTTACTACAAAATTCTAGTAACGAAGATTTCAATTGAAGAAATACTAATGAAACCCGTTTGAGAGTATTCTTTTCAACAATCTAGTATAACTATTCAGAGCTATACGTCCTACACAGGAGAATTCATCCTGTCTCATAGTTAGCATTCGGTCTAACAACGATCTGATTAGCCTCATCCACCAGCAAACGTCAGTTCAATCAAGAACTGAAACTACGTCAGTTAAGATAATCATCACTAATCGGTAGTGAAAGAAGACCGCATCTTTATACGTACTGTTCAAGTTTGAGATTATATTCTATCACAGAATGTGACATATGTAAACGGATAATTTCAGAGACAGATAAAAAGTCAACTGTCTCTGAAATTGGAGTGAAGAGGTTTATTACGCAGCTTGTTTCATTGCGTCCATAGGAACGGTTCCTGGCACTGGTCCAGTAGTTGAAGCACCTGGAACGGCACCTGGCACTAAGTCATCAAATGAACCGCCAACTTTGAAGTGCGAATGTAACTTGTTGAATTGTGCTTGATAGAAAGTATACATCTTATTGACCGCATCTTTGATTTTTGCCAATGATTTCACATCTCCATTTTGTGCCGCTTCAATAGCATTCTTCCAATCACTGACCACAGAAGGTGCGTGAGTTGTAGCAATGTATTTCAACAAGTCATCAGCTGAACGTTTGTCGTTGAAGTCTGGAGTTTGACGTGGGTCATCAATTTGGTCAAGAAATTTGTAGAAGTTTTTAGACACACCTGCTTGGTCAAGTTTAGAGAAATCATCCATTGCATCACGATGGTCTTTCTTGCCAAGAAGTTGTAATCCAGCCAATTGAGTAGAAAGTTCTTCAACGTCTACGTCTTCAAGAGGGTTTTCTTTGTTTGCTAACATCGCATGTAGATGACCTAACAACTTATCAACTCGTTCTACTAATAAGAACTCTTGTTGTTTTTTTGATTTGTCTTCTTGCATCAATGTTTGCAATTCGTTTAGTAGTTCGAATGCCATTTTAGTATTCTCCGTGTGTATGTTCGTTATGTGGAAAGAGGTTTGGAATAAATTGCTTATGCTCTAATGTATTTATATGTCTGTCTAATATATCACTAAAGGTTTAGCAGAAATCGTAAAACCAGAAGTTTATCTTTTTCTAAGCAGTTGATTTTATTACTAAAAATATTTATCATTATATTCGTAACTTATTGATTTATATACTATTTTTCAAATGCTTATTTTTTCATGACTAAACTGGCAGTACTTTTTGAAGAAAAATGAGGTTTTTGAAGAAAAGCATTTGAAAAACTGACAGACTATATAATTGATTTCGCTCATGTCTAAGCAGTTGATTTTATTACCCGAAAAACTGACAGACTAAGGGTATATATTATATTCAGTTTCTCCCTCTCTACTCTTCATATTCTAGTCATTTCATCACATAGCAAAAAGGAGATGAACTTTACATTCATCTCCTTTCTTTTACTTCACTTTTTGATTAGAAGGTTTTCAATGCACTTGTTGTTATGTTTTTCTCTGGTTGATATTTGATTGTATCTGATGTTGGAGTGATACTTGAGATGTTGAAGGTCAGTGTTCCTTTCACTCCTTTAGGCAGTGCTTTTGGATAAGCTATGTCTAATGTTTGTGTTCTTTTGTTCAGTTTTGCTTTGAATGTATTATTCAAGATTGATACCACTTTCAGTTTTTTGCCTGTACCAGTTGTCAAGTTACCACTGAATGTTCCTGTGACTAAGGTTGTTATTTCTGGATTACCGGATTTATTTTTCAGAGCGATTGAAGCAGTTACTTTAGTAGTTGAGCCAGCAGCTTTTGCAGTATTGATAGTGATTGCTTTTACTGATACGGATTCACCTGAATACACTGGAGGAGGAGGTGTTGTTACTTTGATTTGGATGAATGTAGTATTTGAAAAGCCAGCTTTGTTTGTGACAGTCAAGAAGACATTGTACTCACCGTGTTGTGTGAATGTAGTTGTTGGATTTGCAATTGTTGAGGTTTCACCATTACCGAAGTCCCAGTCATAAGAAGTGATTGTGCTATTACCACCACCTGTTCTTGCTGAGCTAAAGTTTACTGTCAGAGGAGTAGTTCCAGATGATTTGTTTACATCAATTATCGCACTTGGAGCAGTTGGAGTCAGACCTGAAGAGTAGTAACCAGTGATTGAATAGTAACCCAAGCTTCCATGGTTTGTATAGCCTTCATGGTCACCATTTGCGAAGAAGCTATATTCGTCGTAAGTATTTGGGTTTATTTTTCTTGCATAAGAACCTGACGTTATTGCAATGTAGTATTTACCTGGGTTTAGAGTCATATTGATTCTAACACTTGGCGACTTTTCTTTGAACTCTTTTACTACGTTTCCAGCTTCATCGTATAAGGTTGCAAAGATATGCAAGTTACCAAAATCCATGTTGATTACTTCAGTAGCTTCACAAACTTGGCAATTTGATATCAAGAAATCAACATCACTTGCCGCATTTTGAACATCGAATGTGTAGTAATCGACATCTTCAGCTACTTCGATTAGACCTACAGTTTTTGTGATGTATGTCCGAACACCATTGACATTGCTTACATTAGCAGTTTGAAATGGTGAAGCAGTTTCTTTAGTATTGGTAGTATCTGCAGGGATACGAGGAATTGATTCTGCAATGTATGCCAAATCATCTTGTTTGTTATTGGACCACATACTATAGCTACCATCTGACCATTGAGGAATGACTGAATAGTAACCTCTACCCATGATTGGGGTATGTGTCCGTAATGCACCATGAATTACTGAAGGTTCGTGATAACGACCATCATAGTACGCATCGGTCTTTTGAAAACCTTCATGAGGTCCAATACCTTTATGCATCAATCCTAATGAATGACCGGATTCGTGAGAAATAACTGTTGCAATGTATCTTTCTCTATTATTGACCGGATACATTTCAGAAAATACCCATGAAGGTTGGACATTTTTGTTATTGACTGAAGCAAACACATTGACGTATGAAACACCACCACACATGCCACGGCAGATACCCATATCAGTTGAACCAGAAATAACAACTTTGAAACCAAAATTTTTGTCGTAGAAATCAGTTCTTTCCATTGCTTCAGCAGAAGGTTGTTCAGTTGTAACATCAACATCGAATGGAGCATAATCATCCATGACACCTTTCCAGATGGCATAAATGTTTTGAGTATAAGGAACAGCTTGAATTGGCATACCACCTAACCAAGCAGTACCCGCTGGGATATATGGACCAGTGAAGTCCAAATAAAGAACTTTTGAAGCACCAGGTCTTGAATGCAGTTTGTAAAGGTCAGTGCCTGTAGGAGCATCCATAGCTGGCATTAATGGAATTTTTGCAAGGTCTGCAAGTTCATCTTTTGATGGACCTTTGTCCATATACAACAGACGACCTTCACTATCGACTTTCAGGTCATCGTCGTTCAACATTTGGTCTTTCAGGAATTCTTCGTCAAAGTTTTGACTATCAGCCAATGCTTTGAACTGTTCAGGGCTGAAGCGGTCTATTGCATCTTGACCACTTAGATATTCAGTTGTAACTGATTTTGAGGATGTGGTTTTGTTGACTGCAGTTACTGCTTCTCCGATAGCATCTGCAACTTTCCAAGTTTGGACGACTTTACCATCAACGATGTGTTGCACTGAACTTCTTGGAACTTCAGTCGCAAAACTGGTTGAGGAAACTAACATTGCAATTGTGGCTGCAAGAACCTTTGAATTTTGAGTTTTCATATAATCATTCTCCACTTTAGGAATTTTCATCTGATTGATTACTTTCTTTTTGGTACGGGTCTATATTATCACATTGGACTAGAATGTAAATAGTCCAATGTGATAAATTGATAACTACCTATCAGTTTTGGAACTTCGTATCATTGTCTTCCATTGCCATTTGGCCCATTCATTGTATTCGTTTAGACCCCATAAGTTCAGTTGTTGAAGTCGTAGCTTACGTCCAGACCAAGCTCTATGAAGTGTTTTGACAATGTCATAACTACTTGTAGCAGAAGCTTGGAACAATGAATTGACCCACTTGATTTCAGGCGATACGACAACTGGAATGTTATGAACAACTGAGTCTGCGATTACAATATTGTATGTCTCGCTCAAGCTTACTTGCATGCTAATGTCCATCAATTCTACATTCTTTAGGAACTCTTCATGGTCTTTCCAAGGATGCTCAATCAATTCATGTTTGCTATTGTAGAACAATGAACGAATGTTCTTGAGTACTGGGTCTCCTCGTTCTTCAGTCCTATTGCCATTGATATGAAAGTTCAACTTTAGCTTTTTCTCTTCTGCAAAACGAATTGCAGATAAAGCTTGAATAAGATGGTTCTTCATTGGTCTAATAGCTCCAAAGCAACCAATGTTGATTTCACCTTTAGGAGAATGCTTTTTGAAAGGTGGAATAGTCAGAGGAACCGGATAGTAGTTCGGAAGCAAGACAAGATTGTTCTTACCGATGATAGGCTGAAGCTCAGCGTAGATACGTTCGCTATTTGCAGCAATTCGAACTTTTGGATGGAATGCATAACGACGAATCCATTCAATTGCTATACCTTCGTTTGCAAGAAATGGTGTATCTGAATGAAGACGAATAATCCATTGGACTTTTGGATGTATTCGACATAAGACATCAAACTTATCAGGTACAACCCAAAGAGCTTCAATGATAACAATGTCCGGCTTGAACAGAGTGACTTCACGGTCAATGCAATTGTTATCAACAACTTCTGCAAGTTTTGCCGTTGCAATTTCACTGCAATGAGTATTGAGCATGCTTACAACAAAAGCTGCAGAGTTTTTGAGTCCTGTTGATACAGTACGACCAACTTGGTCATAATGTGGAAGTGTTCTCTGTTTGTCAAACAGAGAACTTTAGTTGGTACTGGTTTTGGCGGTGATTTGAATAAATCGGTAATGAAACTGAATATTGACATAAAAGAGCTAGAGAGTAGTTAGAGTCTATAGCTATTTATATTCTCTCGCAATGATCTTTACTTATTGAATTGTATATCTTCATTTACAATTTCCCAGAAGTCGTCAGTAAAAATGTGCTCTAAGTCATGAGCTGATGCAAGTTGATTGGTAACTAAAAGCTGTTTCAAAATTTCATCAGTTTCAAGGTCAAAATCAATATCTGAATCCTCAAACCAAAGTTCAGGAAAACAATTATTATCATCGTTAGTGATATCATCGTAAATTTTAGTTCTCATTTTATTTTCAAAGAAACTAAAAAATCGATTCATATAGTATTATACTCCTCTCATTTCTAAAATGACGATAGGGGAACATATAGCTCCCCATACCGGATGTTAGTTGATAAGCCGGGCTAAATCAAACCCCGTCAGTCCTTACGCTACTGCGCGAACTGCATAAGTTTCGTCATTGACAAATACTTGTTTTTGTCTTTTTACGACTATCACGTGTCGATTCCTAACCTAATATTTTTGCACATGATCGAAAGGATTAAGCACCCCCATTAAAAAGAATTCTAATTTTGATAAAATTCTTTTGGTGGAGGTGGCGGTCACCACACCGCGTCTCACATACCGTTATATCGGCTTCAAACAGAATTCTTAAAAAGCTTTCCTATTCGTCCCTTCAACAATGAATTTGTTTTTTCATCAGAAGCTAATAAAAAATAATTATTAGTACCGTCATTATACCAATGTTTTCCATACGCTTGATTTTTTTTATTCTTTTTGTTATTTCGCCATTCACTCAATAAAATCCAACCTTCAGGTTGATACCCATTTTTAAATTTCCATGAATTTAAAATGTTACTATTTGGAATACTTCCTTTATAATTCTGGTCAATGAATACATTTGTACCAAACATTCCATTTTTTTCTCCGGATGCAGCACTTGAGTGTTTTTGACGTCTAACTTCATATTCTTCCGGAGATAATTTTGACCAATTGTCAGGATTAAATCCATTCAAGTATAAATTCCCCCAAGAAGTTTTATTTACTTTTTTATAAGTTTCTTCGGTCCAATTTCTAGTTCCATTTCCACCTTCACCCCCAATGCATAAATTAATACATTGAGAATTGGCTAACAATTCTTCATTTACTATTTCTTTCTCTCTTATTATTAATTCTTCTCGAGAAGGAAGAAATTCTAATATTTCTATTTTGTGATTTTCTTTTCCATATTTGTTTATGGAATATCTTATTCTTTTTCCACTACCTAAATATCCATCTTCTAAATTATTAGTAGAATGCATCCCTATATAAAAATAATTTTTTATTATATTAGTTGTTTTGTATATGTAATGATATTTCTTTGGCTTTCTCATTTATTTTGTACCATCTAAAAATAGAACTTAATCTATTTATAGATTTGGGTACAAAATAGTCAAGAGGCAGGAATTGAACCCGTGTCCGCAATACCTTTCCTAATCAATGCTTTACTGACATTATGTCAGTGAATTCCTATAACTCTAAATCTTCGTTCAAATCTACATTTCGATATTTGAACTCAGTTGCTAATGATTGAACTACCAAAATTTGTTTTGCAAACAATGCTAAAAACGGAACTTGAAATCTTAGTAACCAATCACTAAACCGCTTCAATTGATATGCAATATCAAACCGATGCATTCGATGAATATCGTTTATATTCACACCAAACTTATTTGCAAAATTAGACCCATGTGACGGTAATTGGTAAATTCCGCCACTATCATAACACCAATCCTCAAATGCATCATAAGGATCAATCTTTACAAATAACTTTATTGCATTTTCTGTAAGCAGCAATGCACTTTTATTGACTATCAACATAAGAACCTCCTCTTTATAATATGGATATATCATATCACAGTCTACATCAAATGTAAACTATTGTTTTGATAACTACCTAACAGATTTCATAAAATCCGCAAGTTTTCTTTCAAGCTTACCAACAAATGAAGCAATGGTATGACTGTTAGATGCAATACCTTCGCGTTTCTTCAATGCAGATAAAGTCTTCAACAAACTTTTACCTGTAGAACTCTCATACTTATGACCTATGAATGTCAAGAACTCACCGGCAGTTTGTGTTCTATCATTGAACAACTTTCTTTCACGTGGTTCATCAAGCTCATTCAAAAACTTATGAAGCTTATTGAAATCCCCAAATTCAGGTATCTTATTACCTATGTCTTTTTTCTGGTCTAAGATGAAGTTCAATCCTGCTAATTGAAAAGCAGTTTCTTCTAAGTCAGACGAGCTAAACACTTTGACAGGGTCTGAATTGTTTTCATTTGAAAAATGAGTTCTCAAACCGTCTAACATATGGTCAACTCGTTCGAGCAACACTTCTTGTTCTCTGGTTTCTAAAAGTTCTTGTAGTATAGACATATTATAATTTTGAATAATGAGGGTTGGCTAATATGTCTATTTATCAAAAGTTCTCTGCCCAACGCTCCCAAAATCCAGGTTCATCATGATGAGCATTTTCCATTGCTTTTTCTAATGGCAAATAACAAAACTGAACTATATCAAACTTTTGACTAAATCCATGTTCGTCTTCTTGAATAAACTCAGCAAGTTTTTGGTATTGTGTATTGTTGACATCGAATGGAATATCAATGTAGATTTGACCAGCATAAGAGTTCCATCCATTTTCAGATGCTACTTCACCACATGGGCACCAATAGATATGATTGGCATCTAACCAATCAATAACAGTTTGCCGTGAAGGATTATCATGATAATCTTCAATAGCTTCAAAGTAATAAGACCGACCAAGTTTGTTGCCATATTGATCAGTAAACCCATAGTACCTTTGAAAGTGTCTTCTGTAAGCTTCCTTGTATTTTTTGACGTTTTCAATCGTTAATAACACGTGAGTAAAGTAAAGCATTAATACATCACGGCCTTTATCGCGAGCGATTTTGTCAATGTGTTGAATGATTAGTGGCATCGTGTAATATCTCCTCTCTAGAATTATGAAAGTTTAGATGGAACGTATCATAACATATGATGTCATTGATACAGTAGTTGCTAGCAAACCACATGAAAGCAATAAATGACCGAGCCACCTACGCGTAATATCAATCTAGTTCCCTAAACTTTGAACAATTATACCACAGGCTGTAGCAAATGTAAATCAATAATTTACTTGAAGTTGAGTTCTTATCATATCTCCAGTAGCCTGCTTCAAGAAGTCAGAACTTGTAGCTTTTGCTATGTTGGTTCTGTCCATATGAGCGTATGCAACTGTTAGTTCAACCGCTTTATTGAATTGATATTCGACACCAGCTTCAATTTCATTGACGCTTTCTTTTGGAGCATTAGTAGCAGCTTTCCATGCACCTTCATATGTTTGCCATTTGATATACGGCATCATTGAGTCATTAGGCAAAATCAATTTATCAAACTTGTACATTGCTTGAACATATCCACCGTTCAATCCTTCACGGCCCATTGTGTTAGTTTCAGGATTTAGCGTTGAACCTGCTCCCCAAGTCCATTCAGTTTGTAATCCGAATGGTTGTGGAAATAATACAGCATGAACAGCTACCCTATCTTCAGCATTGTCATTTTTAGAACCTTTATCTGCTTTTGGAGTTTTCTTTTTGCCTTCATACATGTATTCTTCAGGCTTTTTGTTATAACGACCAGTCATAGCATCAACACCAACCTCAACAACTTGCTCTGGCATACCTATGAAACCTAACTTGAATGGATAGGTTGAATGTAATACCATATGAAGATTGTCATTAGCTTCTGCTTTATTTGTTCCTTGGCCATTATAAACACCAAATCCTAACACACCATAATCACCAGAAGTTTTCAAACCTTTTTTACTCAACCCTTTCCAAAGAGCTTGAACATCGGATGGAGTCCAATATGCAAATAATCCTAAATCACGTTCGCTTGGCACTGCGCTATTCAATGCATCATCACGGTCAAGTGCTAAACGATTTTGAGATGATTGTAGATTTTCCCAACCAAATGGTACTTTAGATTGACCAGCGCGAACTCGATATTCATGAGCTTTATCAAAATGCAAGTCAAAATAAGCATCACGTAATTGAGCAAAATGTAAATCACCATTTGATGAAGCAAAATCAGTTTGAAGATACATAGAGACATATTCAGTAATATCTCCAGAAAAGACAAGACGCGCACGTCTCAAAGAAAAGCTGGAATTATCTCCAATAGAACTATCGCCTGGAGACTTTACTTCAGACGCTTCTCCACCGTTTTTAGGATCATCATCTGTTGGATGATTGCTATTGAGTGGTTGATTATATCGCATTTGCGTATAACCCCTAATATTGATTTTGTTGAACCACTTTTCATCATTCTTAGCTTTGTCTTCACGAGTCGCAACGACATGTTCTTCAAGAGCTTTTAGTTCATTAGCTTTTAGTTCAAGGTCTTGTTTGATTGATGCAACATCTTTAGATACATCTTCAGTTTTTTCGAAAGAACCGAGCTTTTCACGATTAGGACCAGGTTCAGCATAGATTTGTTGAGTTGCTTTATCAACATAAAGTTCTAAAGCATAACATTGGTTGGCGGAGGCAATAGATAAAGCTGCTACTAAAGAAGTAGCAATTGATAAAGATTTCATGTATAGTAATCCTCTTTTACAGTAAAGTTAGAAAGGATTACTATATCAGGTCAATGTTACAATATTATTACAAAGTTAGCGGAGTTTGATATTTGGAAAAATACCTAAAGCTTTTTCAATTTCTGTTAGAGCGATACGGGAAATGATAGTATCCCAATAGTAGAGGATTTCACGTTGCTTTTCTTCGACATGTTCATCAGTGATGATTTCGTCAAAAGCATTCTTTATACAACGTTCAATTTTCCACATCGGCAATCCATTGACTTCAGTTTCCATTCGTTCATTGAAGTTTTTAGGTTTGTCAAGATAATACTTTTGAGCAGCATCAATTGACTCTTGTATTGGGCCATTGAGCAAACCGTTAGCTTCAAGTAAGTCTAAAGCTTCTTGATGATTTGGCATATACTCATCATAGTTCAGTTCAGATGGTGGAGGTGAAGTCATTTGAAATGAACATCCCCAACAATTAGACTGTTGCTTACAGAAGTTATGACGTGTTGGTTCAGTGCTATGTGAAGAGCAAACCGCATTGAAACACGGATGCGGCTCTAAACCTTTTAGAGCTCTTTCACCGGATTTTACAACAAAGCCATTATGAATAACTGCTGATTGAGCAAATGCTTCAATCATTGCTTGAATGAATAGTGAAGTATTACGACTTAGACCTGAAACTTCTTCAGCGTGAGCAATTGCTCTGAACTCTTCTAAATTGACAATTTTGTCTGATGGAGGAGGTGTTGAATTGCTCATTGGGTTTTGACACCAGTGATGAATGGCCATAGTGGAAGACAATCAGATGGAAGGTCTTCAAATTTGACAGGATATGCTTTGACTTTATTACTTTCATCGTATTCAGTAATCCATAAAGAACTCGTCTTTATGAACATATGAACAGCTTCTTCAGAACTGTCATGAATAGTATCAACAGAAAACATTTCGTTGTAACACACAAGATAACGACCTTCAGAAACCATTGGGTCTAATGGAAGCAGCAAATAATCATGACCTTTGTATGTAGCAGAAAATAACATCGGACCATTATGATATGCATAAACATTTTTCATTAGAATATCTTTCTTATTGATTTTCACCACGTTTTTCTACCTCAGATTTATTGGTCCAAAAAGTTTCATTTAGAGTATTCAATACTCTATACGGCCATTCGCTTATTTCTGGCATTTGTTTTATTTCGACTACAATCAATTCTTCATCTTTTCTTGCAAGAACAAATGCAGGATGTCCAGCATCATTATCAGCTGGCATAATGATTTCTTCTTTAGCATATACGGTATCACCTTTTTGAAGTTGCATCTTTCTCCATCTTTTCTAAGTGAGTATAGTAATCGGGCATTTCTGAAAGGTGATCAAGTGCAATAAGTCGCGCAACTAAATCACTATTAGTATGCTCTCGTTCTATTTTTATACCAAGTTCAAGCTCTTTCTTATCAAATTGATTATTATCTTCAAAATCATGATAACCAATATTTTGCAATATTGTTAGCAATTCTTGATTAGAATATTTCTTGAGTTCTTCTACTGAGGTATGAAGTTTTTTTGCTAAACCTTCAGTATTTTTGACATCTTTTAGTGTTAGTGATTTACCACTAACATCAAACAATTCGTTTAGCTTCATTTAGTAACTCTCCATGTCGTGTAATTGTTGTGAACCATTCATTAGTTCGTTTGTCTTGTTTTAGTTCGGCAATATCTGTATCAAACAATCGCGGGTCGTATTGGCGAAGGTAATCATCTATTTTGACAGATAAATCATAAAGGGTATTAGCTTCAATACGTTCAAAAACCATAACAGTACAATCTCCATATAAAGTTCATATTAGTAATGGAGAGGGAGAATAATCCCCTCTCCATACTATTATCTATGGAACTAGCTTTGAAGCATTTATTTCGTTATAACTTTCTTTTCGCGACGTCTTGGGCGGAATGGTTCAGAAATTTGAGTATTGTCTTTATTCAACGATACTGTCACTTCCACCAAAGATTCATTTGGACGCAGTTTCACATCATGTTTGTTGCTAAACAGTTTAGCACCCATTGGTGATGTTGAAGTTTCGGCTTTACCTGCTTCAGGATTGAATCCAGCAAAGTATTCACCAGTGTCTTGGTTCAAAACTGCATAAAAAGATTGTTCGTAATTTTCACTCATCTTTACTTCTCCGTAAGATATAATTTTAGGGTTTATGTATCAGCGTTATTCAGCTGTTTTTATTGCATACTTCAAACAACCGCTATACGAAATAACGGGTCAAAAGTTGGGTTTTCAAAATCTTCAGTATCAATCAATTCATCAGTCATTTTGAATTTCGTTTTATTACGACTAGGATATCCACGCGGATTACTAATCAATCTTGATTCACCAAGTAATTTATCAGTAGTTGAATGAGAATGTCCAAAACACCAATAGTTTGGTTGATGTCTATGAATGAAGTCATCCAAGTCTGAACGATACCCACCATTCAATCTGTAATTATCTTCAGATTGATATCTTGGGTCAACTGCACCTTGAGATGGTAAGTGATGCGTTACAACTACGGTAGGACCTTGTTCAAATGGTACTGATAACCACTGACCAAACTTTTCAACTGTTTGATGGAATGTAGCTATTGTATCATCTGGAATGAGCTTGCGTGTGCCATTTCTGATGATATGATAATCATTCAAATAGTCTGCTACTTGCATTTTTGTTAGCGGGTCAGAACCATTCATATCAGTCCATAATGTTCCAGCCAATACTCGCAAGTTATCAAACTCGATTAGTTCAGGGATATCGCCGACAACAGTGATATTGCATTCACGTCCAAAGAAGATGGTTTTCAATTCATCTTCTATTTTTGATTGAGTATATTCAATGTTTTGTTTGTAATGCTCGTGGTTTCCTAGAACATAAATGATATGACTAAACTGTTTTGCAAGTTGTTCAAGATAAATGACACCTTTCGAACCGACATGAAAATCACCGGCCAAAATCAGCAGGGAAGTATGGTCTTCATTCAGTTCTACAACATCAAGATACTCAGTAAATTCGACATGCAAATCAGACATCAGTCGAAAATGAGTAATAGTTTTATTGATTTTCATTTTTTGAAACTCTCTCCAGTGTTTGGTAAGCACCTTCAGCCGCAACCCTAAATTCTTTTTCAACTTTATTGAAAAGTGTTTGGAGCACTAAAGCTTGCTGTTCAATAGGTAATACTTTTAGCTTTTTGAATACATCAATAACTAAGCTATTGTATATGTTGTTTGCTTCTTCGGTCATTTGTTCAATCATCTTATGTTACTTCCTATTTAGCAAGTGGCAAAGATTGAAGAAGTTCCATCAGTGCAAGTTCTTCTTCGGTAAATTCGTTTTCAATGATAGATTTTCTGGCGATGTAGTCAAAGATAGATTGAATTGGAATTGATACATCGTCTACTTTGTTATTATAACACAATTCGGGAACAATAACACCAATACTTGTCAAAGCATTGCTAATTCCAGGTTCATAGAACGAAGCATAAGGCATTCCACTTTGAGCAATGATTTCACCAGCATACATCAAATCGTCAGTAGTACCACCATTCAGTACAATGACAGTCTTGTGATTTTCTGCCCAATCAAACAGAGCTGATTTTTGCGGACTTTCTACAGTGTACTTAGTAAACATTTCGCCAAGAACATGCAATGGTTGAATACCGTTTTGAATACTGGACAGGTACATATTGGTCAGTGCATAAAATCTCATCTTTCTTACTCCTCAATAATTTGTTGTAGTTCATCAATTCCAATAACTTTTGTTCCTTGACTTCTAGCTTTTTCTAACTTGTTGCTTGAAGCATTAGGGTCTTTTGCAACTAAATACGTTGTACCTTTTTTGACACCATCATGAATGATAGCACCCAACTTTTCCAGTTGAGCTTCTGCATCTTTCAATCGAACCCCAGTAAAAGCGAAACTTTGACCGGTCAATCGTCCTTCAATTTGAGTGGTTGATGGCATGATAACATCAATATTCAGAGCAGCTAATAACCACTCTTTGAAAGATTTGAACTTTTCACGACCTTTCAAGAACACCACTGCAGTCTTAACACTAAAACCTTCTACTAAGACAATTTCTTCAATCGTGCAAACGGCCCAATCAACAACACCTAACAATAATGCTCTTGATTTGCGAGTTCCAAAACCTCTACCAAAGTAGGGCCATGCACCCATCAATGTAGCTAATTCTACACTATTCAACCGTGAATGTAAACTGTTATATGCTTTCTCGCCGTTCTTTCCAAGCAGTTCAACCCAAGCTTCAATCGGAGTGTCAATGATGTCTTGGATGTCAGTGATACCAGCTTCAATGAACTTTGACAATGAAGCTTCTTTCAAGTTGTCTACTTTCAATGTCGCAAAGAAGTATGTCAATCGACGTAGATGAGCTTCAGGTGTTGAAGCAATGACAATCGCATCTACTTCAGTTTCGTTCCATTCCCACTCCATGTCTGGCATTTGAGGTTCTACTCTGACAACCGTTTCAAGGATGTGAGGAATCACATCACCAGAGCGAGTGAATTTGACCTGAGCACCCGGGCCAATACCTGAATTGAAGATGAATGCTGCATTGAAGCCAGACAAACGTTTCACAGTGATACCATTGATATCAACAGGTTCAATCAATACGACAGGTTTTGCCAGGTCATGCTTAGAGATATTCCATTCGACTCCAGTGACATGTCCAATTGCTAAGTTATCATCAGCACCAACTTTCCATTTGAATGCATAATTTGGATTTGGGTCTGATAACGTTGGGAACAAGTCTTTGCGGTCTTCGTACGCATCAAGTTCACCAACAACACCATCAATTTCAAAGTAGCTAACTTCACGAAAGCGATTTAGAATGTTAGTTAGTATTTCTTCGACAATAGTCGTCGTATACATGTATTTTGGTGTTTGGAAACCAAATTCATCAAGTCTATCAAACTGAGCAGTTTTGTCTGTTTTAGAACCGGAAATATCGTATGCGACAAACTCGATGAAGCAGTATGCTTGGTCAGGGATATCTTTAGCATTCAACAAACCATTGACAGTATTGCGAAGATTTTTGTATTCACGACCTTTTGTTTTGAGCAGTACAAATTTGATTGCTTCAAAGTTCAGTTTACGAATGATAAGCTCGCCACGAATGTCAAATACGTCATTTGAACTGATTTCTTTTGGAATGTTAGGAATGTTCAATACATGACGGGTGATGTCTTTACCATAGACACCATCACCACGAGTAGCAGCACAACGTAATTTACCTCCAACATATGTAAGTGTAGCCGATGCACCATCGAGTTTTTCAGATACTACATGTTGTTTTTTACGATGTTTAGTTAACCAGGATTTTTGAAGTTCGCCTTCGTGGATTTGGTTCAAACCACCAACAGGATTAGCATGTTTGATTTCAGCTCCACGTACTGTAGAACCAACTGCTTTGAAGTACCCATTATCAGGAAAAGTGATTTCAGCATAACGTTTCAGTTCGTCGTACTTGTCATCATCAACAAGCTCTTCACCGTTGAAGTATGCATCATCCAGTTCTAGAAGAACTTGAATAAGACGTACTTCGTCCAAGTCTTCTTTATGGCCAATCAACATTTCATAACTTTCCATCTTTAGTTCCTCTTTATTAGATTATAGGTCTATTATAACACAATCAAAAAGAAATGTTAAAACCTTTTTCAAAATGATGATGAGCTTTTACTGCAGCTCTGTTTACACTTGGCTTCAACGCTACATGCCCATGCTCATCAGAAAAGAAACGAACTGCCATCAATTCACCTTCAGTCGCAAACCAATGGTCGACGTTTGGCTCGATCTTTATCAAATCACCAGCGAAAGCTAAGATGACAATCAGCTCGTGTTCTACTGGTATGTAGAACATACACTCTCCTTTGATGATAAGTCTTGCTTCTTTATCATCATGACGATGAATGTCAGAATAGATTTCATGACCTTTAGTATGATAGGTATCACTGAATGGATAGTCTTTGGCAAGTTCATCTAATTGGAACTTAGATAAAGAAGCACAATGAGATACTTTCATTTTTGGGTGGTCTAAATCATCAAGGTCAGTTGAAGTAAAGTGTAATAGTTTTAGCGAATTGATGTCAAGAGAATAGATGATAGCCATTTATTTTGATCCTTTCTTAGCAGGGTATTGTTTAGTAGTAATAGGTTTTGAAGATTTTGATGCTTCTTTGATATGTTGTTGTTTTTCTACTTCATCGTAAGCTGCATCAATGATGTCATCGTTCACTTCAATCATAAATTGTTCAGCTTTTTTGAACCATTTGATAAGTTGAGCATCTGATACTGAACCCGGATAATCGCCCTTCTTGATACTTTGATATAAGACAGTTCTTCCTTTATATTCCCATTCTTTATTATCACGTTTCAATGGAACCCATACTTCAAAGATGCCATTGATATCTGTTCTAACGACTTGCATTGAATCGAAGTTATGTTTAGGATGAGCCTCTTCCCATGCATCAAATTCTTCTTTATTACCGGCATCAAATGTCATAACACTCATGACACCAAGCTTTCTCCAAACTGCTTCACCATAAGATGGGCTTTCCATGATTTTTGTATCGCTCATACACACGTTTCCTTTTGAAGTTAAGAATAACCTATTTAGATTATAAATTATACATTATTTTCTAACTAATGTAAATAGGTTATCAGTAACTACTTCACAATTTTGAAATAAGGAAATACTAATATATGTCTAAGAAACGAATTCCTCCTCTAATAATAGACCATCTTGAAACTCTTGATAATCTACATTTATTATCAATGGTTGAATATAATCGACAAGAATTTACTTGCATAATCGATAACATTACTAACACTGAAGTTAAAGCATTCGTATTAGATAATAATATACCTCAACAGGGAATCTCGCCACAAGAGTTAGTTTCTGAAGCTATCTTTTGGTATTATGATGCTTCTGCAAAATATCAGTTTAGTATGCAATTAGCTAAAAGGGGATTATCAAATGTTGCAATCCCCTTCTATAAAACATTCTCAATCAATAATATAGCTCGAGTCGTTGGTCGAGTTTTTTATTATCCCGACCATCATAAAACTAAAGTAAAAAGAAAACGAGTCTTACCGATATCAGAAGGTATTGAGATTCATCTAAAACGAATTTCTTAATCAAACCTTAATACATGCGAATCAAAGTAATCCGTCCAATTGTAGTATTTGGGCGGAGTATATTTGAACACATAATCATCGGTAAGAAATGAATAAACAAATTCATTGATATTTTTACCAGTGATAACATCGTCATTCAAAACTAGCTCATCAAGTTCTTTCCATAAGATATCGTATTCTTCAGGGAATTCTTCAAAGAACTCAATTCGTTCCCATAAATCTTCTGGTTTTTCGAGACGAAGTATTTCAGGGAAATTGACTAAACGTTGTGAATCATATCCAGGATAAAGAAACGGAACAATCTTATGTTGAATCAACTCGCAGTATTTACCTGTAACCCAGCCATCTTTGATTGGAATACAAACCGAATACTTCCAATGTTTGATTCTTTCTTGTAGTTCTAGAAAAGGAATGCTTCCTTTCATTCGGGAATCTTGGTCTAAATACTTCTGATTCCACTTACCATAGATTTCAATATCTTGATTAGAAGAATTAAGAATCCAATCTTTTAGAATAGGCCAACGTTGATTGACACCCTGTCTTTCGTATTCTTCAGAACCTTCATTACAAATCAATCCAAATAAAGTTGTTTTTTCTAAAGAATCTCGATGGTCTGTTTTTATGTCACAAAGTTTGATTTGCTCAATTGGCCAATACTCAACCTTACTTGTAAAAAGTATTTTAGTTCTATCATCATATGAAATCATTTTTGGCAATTCAACTTCCCAAGTAGATTGAGAAAAGTGTCTCATTGGTCTATGATGTAAATCTAAAACACGTAACTCACAATTTCGTGGGTCATTAGAAAAAGCAATGTATTTGACTTTAGAATGATTTATCCATTTCAATAATGGCGAGCAATATCTTGCAACCATTTGAAACTTGACCTGCTGTCTTTTAGTCGGGTCATTCTTATCAACAGTCATATTGTTGATATTGACACCAGGAGCCGAAATACCAGTATAGAGAATAAGTAAATCCAAACCAGGGTCATTATCAATAAAGTTATCATCATTCTTTGATGACGGAATAAACGTAACATTTTGATTTGGAAACAACCGTTTGTTAGATGCATCCCCTCTACACTGTAACGCATAGAACATATCGTCAGGATTATTTCTTGCTATGTTGATAATAAGAGTCTGAAAGTCATTATCGACTGAAGAAATGTCACGTTCAAATTTCTTAGACTTTCCTAAATGAGTAAAACCGATTTTATACATATATGATTTTTTCTAATTGTTGAATTGTTTCTAATGTTGAAGTATGAAGTACTCCAATTCCACCTGTTTCTTTCCATGCATCAATGTTTCGCGGTAAGTCATCAATCAAAATATCTTCAGATGACTTACAGTATTTAGCTTTGTTTTTTCCGCCAATAACTGTAATGACTTCTAACGTACTGTCAATGTGTTTATGAATCCAGTTAGTTTTGTCTTGACCCGCAGTGACAGCTTTATCAGTAGGTCGTGGAAGAGCTGTCAATACTTTGATGTCATATCCATCAATTTCTTTGACATATTCAACTAGTTCTAATGCATCATGCTTTGGGTCTAATGTATAGAAGAAGTTGTCAATTTGTTTTGTGATTGGTTTCCAAAACGTAACAGGATGTAAGTCTTTATAATTAGGACCATGAAGCTCAATGACTGCTTTTTCAAAGTCACTAAGAACCCCATCCATATCAAGAAAGATAGTTGGTTTGTTCATAATTGATATAGAGTACCAGATAATTGTTGTTTAGCAAGTGCTGCATCAGCAATTCGTTGCCTAAGTTCTGATGTAGAGAAAGAATGAGCTCGTCTATTGAAGAACATTTCTATTCCCAATTCTTCATTCAATTTTTTTGCAGTATATTCAACATACTCATATTCTTCACCAGCAAATCGAATGTCAGGTCTTATTAGCAATAAGCTATCAGTCAAGTCTTGTTCGGACTCAAATGGAAATAGTAAATCAATGTATGAAATCGCCTGAGCTTGTACCCAACGTTCAAAGAGAGATTGCACTGGTTTGTTCTTAGATGTCGGTCTATCAATAGTCGGGTCAGATAGCAAACCAACGACTAAAAAATCGCAATGAGCTTTACATTCAGCTAACATTGCTACATGACCTGCATGCAAAACGTCAAATGTGCTGAACGTCATTCCAATCTTACGACCAGCTTTACGTTCGCGTTCAATGATTTCAAGAGGTTTGATTGATGTCATACATGAACTCCATGTTCTATTGTAACAAAGGCTTTATTGTAAAGTGATTGTTGGTTTGGCAAATGTCTAACATACTTGAGTATTCTAACCCAATGCGAAAGCTCTAATGTAAAAATTGCATCATTATGAGCCATTCCATAGTGTCCAAGTATCTTGTCTGACAGTGTTTCATAATCATCATCATAACCAAAGCGATACAATGACATCTTCAACTTAGACAAGTCTAATAACCAGCTTGAATAATCAGTTGGATTAGGGTCAATCAAATACCAACCGTGAGAGGTAATGATAACATTATCAATCGAATAGTCACCATGACAAAAGCTCTTTTCTTTGTTCATATGGTGTTCGATTGACTCAAGTTTTTCAATCATCAATTCTTTTGCTACACTAGACAATTCAGATTCATCTAAGTGAGCTTGAATGCGTTCAATATAAGTAGCAAAATCCGCATGATGCATTGGACGATAGTTTCTAAAGTCGTCAATTTGAAGTCGCAACTTATGGATAAAGGTTCCAGGTTTATACCTTTCACCTTTGATGTAATCCATGTTTAGAGTTTTGCCAATAACTGAATGGACTTTAGGTACGCGGATTTGGAGGTCACGTGCTCGTTCGTGCCATGCTGCAACCTGAAGTGCATTCTCACATGTCTTACTGACAAACTTTTCGTCAGTAATAAAGACGTCAGTGCCCGAAAGACCGTGGAGGATTTTGAATGACATCTTCTTGAAATCATTGACGTGTATCGCTTTATCATCGACATAATATGCGCCTAATACTTTTTCAAATGACAAGACATGATAATGAACATTATGGTTTCTTAGCCAAGTTTCAATGCTTGTTCTATAAGTCTTTTCACGAAGAGCTAAGTCACCATTACAAGAAAGCATTCCCCTGGCAGTACAAATCCAGATTTCAAACCCGTTTTCAAACAGCTCATTGATTTTGTCAATGACTACTTGGTCAGGTTCTGCATTATCCCAGTCACGGTTAAATGTGTGAGAAATAGTATCATCAAAGTCGAAGATGAATCGACGATGATGTGAAGTATTAGTATTCATTGTCGGTGTCATAGAACTCAATTGATTGTAAGTGATAAGCAACAGCAAAAAAATCAGCACTAGGCAATATTGCCATTGCGACCCATAATACAAAAGAATCGATAAGGTCAATCATATAGTTTATACCTGACATGATAATAAGTTTGAAAAAGTCGATGACATATCAAACGATAGACATCATGTAATACAAATCCAAATGCAAGAATTGCCAGAAAGCAAACCAACAAAGCTCCACCAACAATGACTGCTATTGCTTCTAAGATAAAATCTAGAATAGCAAAAAACATATTAGGACTTTAGAAAATCACGTGGATAGAATGAGTCATACAGAAACTTTGCAACCGGTCGAGGGTCCCTAAGAGCTATTGTCAATGCAATAGCTCCAAGAGGAACGATGATAGCCATTCCAAGAAAGAAAACCGAATAGCAAAAAATAACAGCACTTATCGTGCCAATGTCTAAGTTCAAGTTCATGATGATAGTGTTTTTGATTTTGCTTTGAAACCGCCGGAATGCCAACCCGCACCACGTAAGTTGAATGCAGAAGCACGTATAATTTTAGACATTATTGTATCACACTTTGGGCAATGATGTTGAGTTTTGTCATCATGTTTGTGATTGATTTCCTGTTCATGACCGCAAGATGGGCAACCATAATCGTATAGCATTTTTGTGTTTCTCCTTATTAGATTTGTGCATAGAATGATTTTAAATACGTGATAAGCCAGACTTCAAATTCTTCTTTTAGTTCTGGCGTTTTAGATGGAAGTTTAGTTGTTTCCAACAATTTATCCATTGTAGTATTTAGCATTTCAAAACTATGCACAGCATCTTCAAATTCGACACGACCTCTTTTGACTGCAAGCAAGTAGTCGGCAATCTCAAGAGGAAACCTTAGTTCTTGAGCACCCAAGATTTCAGTTGCTTGATAGGCAATACGAATAGCATGAGATAGAGCTTTCCAATCAACTTCTTGTTCTTGAGCTTTCTTAGCACGATGACCGTACTTTTCAACAAGTTTCTTCAAAGCTCCAATGACATTAGACACCCGTTCAGTTTGGTGATAGTATCGGTCATTGACTTGAAGAGCTAACGTATCTTTGTATTCTTCATTAGAACCTTTGATGTACGAATAATGAACGTAACCATTGAGCACAGTCAATGGAAGCTCTACGTCTTTGATACGAGTTTCTTGTGGATTTTCAACTTTTTCAAGTTCTTCAATCAATCGCTCAACTGCATTCAGTCGCTCACCTTTGACACCATATACTTGAGCTTGATGAGCTGCATAGCCGACCATTTTGGAAATGTCAGATGTCAAAAACTTAGTGCTGAGTTCATTGATGAATTCACTGAACAACGCAGTAAAGTATGCATTCAACCAATGTGCCGAACTATCATACTGAAACCGATAGTTATGAGCACCACTTTTGAATGCAAAGACAAGTTCATACGCATAGCTTTGACCTTCGAAAAAGTCGAACGCCAATCGTTGAAGAGGAATAAATTCGATTTCTTCTTCACCGGCATTCATCTTTTCGTTAGGCTTTACATCACGTACAACCCGGTTTTTGATTTTGTGTCCAAGCAATAACTTGCCGTAATCTGGCAAGTAAACCATCTTGGAATCGATATCGGACGATTCATCATCGGTTCCATATAGTGCAGAACCGAAACGGAATTTGATTAGATTAGTTTCACTCATAATTTTTGATTGATAACCAGATTTGCTGTAATGACGGCCATTTCTGCCGGAGTAATAGTTTCAGTCCAAGATACGAAGCTGGCAAGAGTACTCAACCATAGTAACCATGTATGAGATGTTTCAGCTTCATCAAGATGTTTATTGAGCGGGCGACGATAATGAACAACTTCGCATTTTTTGAAGATACCTTCTTCAGCCACTTCGCCAACAGTATCTTCAGTCAAATCGACAACTTCACCTTTACGAAAATAACGAAACGTACCAGCTTCAATCGTAATTTCGTGTCCAAGCAATAATGCTTTTAGAACTGTTGCTGTACAAACAGGATTTACATATCTTTCTTCATTGGCACCAATTAGCATATTCACTTACTCCTCTTCATCATCGTAAAAATCAACAACAACTTCTTCCTCTTTGAAGAAATCGTAATGTACAGTAAAAATAGCATTGACAGTTTCAGTAAATGGTGCGACTTGAACTGACATGTTCAACAAATCTTTATGACCAACGCATTGAGCAATGACTTTAGCAATTTCAGTCATAATCAATGCATCACCACCATAAGGGATTTCATCGACATAAATGGCTAATAAATTTTCATCGCTTTCACCAATATGAACACCAACATAATTGAATTCACGAACCAAGTTTCTTGTGATGCATTCTGAAATGTCCATCTGGAGTTCTCCACGCTATTGTTTGAATATAGTTCTATTATACATCAATAAAAATCAATGTAAATAGTCAGCTTACTTGAAAATGTGAAGTCTATAACAGTTCGAGCGAAAGTAAATGTAGTTGCAAAACTATGACAAGAGCATATCCAATAGCATGGCTCTTTTTGAATGAAAAACCAGATGCATCTTGTTTATAAAGAGCCGCTCGACCTTTGGCTTTATCATTAAGATACAATGGAAGTAGTTCAATTTTCCCGGGTCTAATCAACGCTATAGCATCGGCAACATCTTCTATCGAGCGAGGTCGTAATCGTTGTAATAACTCACCATGTCTGCTCATTTGAAAAAGCTTAGACCAATTTGATGGAATCAATAACAAGTTCCAATCAGGTTCAATAGTTAGCAGTTCTTCGATTTCTTCACGAGATTCAAACTTATCGTAAACTGAAAGATGAAGAAAGTCTAACTTGAAATATCCATATTCATCAGCTTCTTCATATGGAATTGCGGCCAGTTTTGTTAGCGGGTCAATTGGAATGTTTTGTGGATAGATGCCACAAGGATGCGGTCTAAGTTTTTCATTCTGAACAATACTAGCTGGTATCCAATTTGGGAATAAGTTGAGTGGTTTGAACTTTGTTGGGAAGTCAATATCAACATCACCAAAATAAGAAACATTAGTTTCCGACATTGATTACTTTATCCATTTCAGCGAGTAACTCGCGATTTTGTGCAAATCTTTCAGCCCAAACTGCATGATTGATAACCTGTTCAAATAATGAATAATCATCTTTGTCAATATTATTAAGAAACTCTCTACCAATGTTACTCACATATAGAAACCAAGGAGATAACTTTTTCTTTCTAAATGCTTCAAGCACTGTGGGAAATCCTAAGCGAGATAACACCTCAGTAAATGGACATTCTAGTGTTTCAGCTAATCGTTCAAGATATTCCTGTGATTGAGCTAACTGCTCCCATGGGTCAAGTTGGGCATCATAGTTCTTTAGCCATAACGCATACACTGCATCACTACAAAATAATGCAGGTCCAATATCAGGATGGTTCTTGACAATGAATGTAAGAAACTGGTTTGCATCAAGTTCAATTTTTGAACATAATTCTGCAAACTTTACAAAGTTGATAAAGAAGCGAGAGGACATAAACGTATCGGGCGATTGAACTGAATGTCTTCGTAGCTTCATCCACATATTGTAACTTGCAAACGCAGATTGACCGATGACAGTCTTCATTGTCTCTAATCGTCTTTTACCTTTACATACATGAGACAAGAATGATTTCTCACGAGCATATACGTGTCCGCAATAGTTACATTTCCATCCTGCTAATTTAGGGGTTGAGTTCGCACTTGAAGCTGCTCGTCTATTAGCAGCTTTGTTCTTTAGGGCATTTGCATCCATTATTTGAAGACTCATGTTGATTGTCACTTTCTCTAGTAAGTTTGAATGGGTCTAGATATTGTATCATGGTTTGCTTATCAAATTCTATCGGCAGCACTTTGCAATAAGGCTCTTCATTAGTATCCAAGAAGTTTGATACGACTTTAGTAATGAGCTCTTCAGTAATCACTTGCTCTCTGACAACCGCAAACAATACTTTACGACCAATACGATGTTTAGGTCCTCTATCTTCACGTAGTTCTACATGAATGAGAGGAGCAGGTTCAGACTCGACAATCTCTTGCATACGTACTTTGACTTTTGCCATGATATCGACTGCTTGGTCAGTTTCAGTACGCGATTGAGCAATGACATCATCATAAGCTCTATCAAAAATCTTGTCATGATAGACTTGAGCAGCCGTATGAATTGACAGAATATACACACATTGAAAACGACGTGATAGGAAACGACAGAATGCCCAAGAGGATTCTTCATGCAAGTCCATGTCAGTATCCCACAACTTTCCATTCAGTTCTTCAGACGTTATCTGAAAATAACGTCTTGCAATTTTACGTCTTTGAAGTGAGTTCATTTTCGATTCTTGAAATAATATTCAGCACAAGAGTATAGAATAACTATACATGATATAATCAAATAAAGTGCAAAGATATCAGATATCATCTTTCTTTGATAGATTGATACCTGACTTTTTAATGAACTCTCGACGAGTACATTTAGCCATGTCTCTATCTCCATAAGATATGTGACTTTTGTCAGATTCAAAAATCAAAACTCCGACTAGTCCAACTACAAAAACAACTAATAACATAACTACTATACCAGCAGAAATACACATTTATCCTAACTCCTTTTTGAGTTTTTTGATTTCATCGACTTGATAACCAAGCTCTTCAGCTAATTGTATCACATCTTCGCTAGAAAGTAACGGCAATGATTGCTTTGCCTCTCGTTCGCTAAAGTCATAATACTCTTTGACAATGTCAAGTGCCATACTTGACATCTTACCACTTTTCTTACTTTCAGGTTTCCATACAAAACGACGACTGTCATTCAATCCGCAGCAAGCAAGGAGCTTGCAGAATAGTTCAGTATGGTCAATCTTAAACCCATCTTTAGTGCCAAGATTGAACAAATGATTATTGACAAATTCGTCAATGATAGTTAGTTGATAAGCATCTTTAGTTCCTGACATCCAACGAGTAATCACATACGATGAAAAACCCTTTTGCTCTTCTTCTGATAAAGTATTCCACAAGTCCAATTCAGACTTATTCAGCCTTGAGAGTATCGAAAAGATGTCAAGCTTGAATGCTTTCTTTTCCACTATGGCAGGTTTCTTAACAGTGCTCATTATATGTTGCTCAAAGCATTGATAAGTGCTGCCATTGTAATATCTGGAAATGCTGACCTTGAATGCTTATCAAGATAATCTGCAATTCCGATAACCGCAAGCTTTTGGGATTGAATATCAGATTTGAACTTTGGAACTTTTGCAATGTTTTGGTATAAGAATTGATAGAGTTCTTCGTATTCTTCACGTTGAGCATTTTGACAAATAACATCACGTGCAGAATCGAAATCACCAATTTCAATATAGTCAATCAGCTTGAATTTATAATCATTACTCGCATCACTGCTATTAGCATTTGACCATGTTAGCTTTTTATTTGAAACACTTTGTTGTAATGTTTCAATTGTTGCACGAATATCCGGGTAGCAGACACTTACAATTTTTTCAAGTGCAATGATTGATTCTTCTGATTCTAAAGATACTCCTTCTTGTTCAAGCATGTCAGCCATTTTGATAATGACGTCTTCTTGATTAGGTGCTTTGAACTCGTAACGTTGTAACCTTGATTTCAACGCTGGCATAATCTTATTCACATAGTTACAAGTAAAGATAAACCGACAAGAATCAGAGTTATCTTCAACTATATGACGTAATACTGCTTGAGCATTGTGCGATAAGTAATCAGCTTCTTCCATTCTAACAACTTTCATGTTACCCATCGGCATTGTTTCTGCAAAACGACCAACTTTATCACGAAGGTTATCAACACCTGTTTCATCAGAACATTTCACCAACATTACATCAAGCGGGTCAATGTTAAGGTCTTTTATTAGAGCTAAGGAAATAGTTGTCTTACCTGTACCCTGAACACCACTTAGTAAAAGATTAGGTAGTTCGCGTTTCCCACTTGATACTTCATGGAAAAAAGTTCGATGTGTATCATTCTGAAAGATGATATCTTCAATCGTTGTTGGTCGGTATTTTGCTACCCAAAGTTTGGAGATGCCGCTTTTTGATGATTTCATATATGTATGATGTTATGTTGTTAGATGTGTATATTATAAACCATAATTCTTGCCATGTGAACTTGGAATTTGTCCATCAAAGAAAGAAACTTCTTCACGACTGTCATTGATAAAGCTGAGAGATGATTGTTCAACTGGAGGTTTCTCTTCTTCCACTTCTGGAAGTTTAGCAACAGACTTAGCTTGTTCAACCATCGATGGAGAAAAGTAAGGATAGAAGTTTTTATCTGGGTCTTCATTTTCTTCATGTATAGCTTCAATGGATTCTTCATCTCTGTCTTCAAGAGGCTCAAGTTCTAAATCATGATGACTTTCATTTACATCTTTTGTTGGATAGTCATTCCAAAAGTATTGGGGATTGTAGTCTTCTTCTTTCTCATCATCAAGTTCAAACCCAGATGGAAGTTCCTTATCAAGTGGAATATCTTCTATAAGCTCTTTAACTCGTATTGGCAACAATGGAGCTTTGATTTCTTTAGGCGTTCTTTGTGCTACTAAGTAGTTACCTGCCAAAATAAGAGCAACTGCAAGTGGGTCAAATACGAATATCATCAAGCCAATCAACCAACCCATTGCTGCTTCAGGTGTTGACTTCAAAGCAGTAGCAAGATACATAATCGGACCAGCATGAGATGTAGCATCAATCATTTCAGTTTGAACTTTTGGAACTTCTACATCCAATTGTACAATCCTGTTATTGATACGCTCAATCTCAGTCTTGAAGTTGTTCAATAACTTTGTTCTGCCCTTTACATAATCAGACGGTAAGTTTGCAATTTGAGCATCTATCTCTTTCTTACGAGCCTCAAGCTTGACTTTTTCTTCAGTCATAGACTTCACTTTGACTTCAAGTGTTTTGACTGGAAGTGAGCTCTTCTGAAAGTTTGTACTCAAATAAGATGCAGCACCCATACTCGTAATAGTCATTAGCACAAAAGATGCTACTGTCAAATACGTTCGTAACAGCTTTGACATCTTCCCCCATTCACGATAAAGAACGGTGACTGATGTGACTTTAGCAATGTCAAAAGCAATGGCCAGTGCAACTATCAGTTCAGTATAACCGAATAGTTGCACAAGTCCAATTACCGATACTATCGTCCCGATGCCTTCAAGTAAAAGAGCTGAAAGCAGTGTAAGTATAATGAAGAACATATTAGTAGAACCTTTATAATGTGTATAGTTCTACTATTTAGTAGTTAGGAAAAGAAAGAGCTAAAGCCTTCGTGATTTCGTAATAAAGACCTGATGAACCAGTAGTAATGCTTTGTCAGAACCACATCTTGAAGCAATAAAGTCATCAAGATTTTGCCAACGATTTCATTATGATCGTAATCAGGACCTAATGCTAATGAACCAGATAAGAGCGGATTGCCAGCATTGTTTTCCAAAGCTGCTCGAGCTTCAACCTTATTGAAGCAGTCTGATGGAGCTTTATAAGCCACTGTCCATTCACAGAATGTCAATGTTTCGGATTCAGGAATGAGAGTAGTGCTAATTGAAATGCACAACTTGCTCATTGTACCTTGCCATTCAGGGAAGTAATCGTTGCTTCGTAAGTAACGAAACTTTGTGTGATAATCGCCTTGGTTTCGCCGAAGAACGATTACTTCATCTTCATTTGGGGCAATGTTGGTTTCTGGATTTGTGTTCATATGTTATACCTTCTCTCTATGTTATGTGTTATTAAGATCTTGCCCGACGTTGAACATCAGTAAAGGATTGACGCCAATCACGATATCCATCAGCATACCAACGTCTCCATCCTGGAGCACTTGCAAATACTTTGAAGACTTCACCCGTATCAAGTGCATTCACTACTTCTAAAGTTCCATCTTCTTGTTCTTGACAAAAGACCAAACCTGATAAAGACTTCTTACCGATATCAGTGATAGGTTCTTTTAGCATTTTTTTCCAACTATGTCCAATTCTCTTTTCAGCTACAGCTTTCATGCTAAAGCTGAAATCGTCTCGTGCTCCATCATGTGTTACACCAGAACCCATACCTAAGCAAAAGCTATCAAGTGCAAAGCCTTTATTTACCCAAGCTCTAACAACACCTTCATGAGTATCAACTCGAATGCCATCACCTTGGATAACTGCAACACATGGTGCCAATACTTTATAGCCTACAGAATTGACATAACCGTTTTTAAATTGTTCAAATAAGATGTCACCAATTTCACCTGGCTCTACTTCTGGGTCACCACTATCAGGACGACATACCAGCTTACCACCAGACTGCTCAATCAATGGACGTAATACCTCACCACCTAAGTAATCTCGTACAAACCGTTTGCTATCATAAGTGTCAATAACACCGGAGATGACAGGGATGCCAATCCCATCTTCTTTGAAACTTTTGACACGAGCATACAGTCTATTGACTAACATAACTGCAGCACCCCAATCATCGCGTTTCTCTGCATTAGAATTCATACACATGACTGAATGTTCAGTTGCTTCAATTGAAGTAGTCGTTGCTTTAGATGTACCATACAACTTTTTGATGTAGCGATTAGCTCGTGTGCAATCAGAACCATCGAACAACATGGCATGAGCAATACCAGCCATCACGGCAGCTTCATTTGGACTATCGGCTCCACGGTCGCCAAAGTTATGCAGCATGTAATTGACCAATGCTTTATCAGTGCCAACTTCATCGCACACCGTTTCAAGTGTCTTACGAACGGTACGACAAACGGATGCTACAGTTGACATCTTCCACAGTGTTGATTGAGCAAAGGTTTCAATGTAGGTTGGTAGCCAAGCAGTTTCATAACCGCCAGTATTGACAAAAGCCGCGATCGGAGTTTGTGGTAAGACAACTCGACCTTCTTCAACACCAAACATTTCAAGTGGTAGTTTGCCATCAAGCTCACGAACAATGTATTCCCAACCTTTACGATTGAAGTTGTAACCTTGTTCAGTGATTTCAACTTCAGCTTCATCAATATGTTCTTCGGTAATCCGAACTGAAGCTAAGAAGCTTGCAAGTAAAGAATGACCTGCTGCAACAATTTCTTTTGAATACTTTGAAGGTTTTCGAGGAACACAGACGACATACTGGTTTTCAATGTCAACTGGCATTTCAAGCCAGTGATTTGCCTTGTACCCATCTATGAGTAATACAGGGTTTAGTGGTAAAAGATGTGATAGCATAATAGGAATCCCCTAAATGTAATGTAAGAAAAGTAGCAATGTCTATCATTGCTAAAGTATGTGTCTATTATATCTCAATTCCAACAGATTGTAAACGTTTTTCTTCTTCCCATTCTAAGTCTAGCTTCAATTGAGTCAATACTTCGCCCAACCAGTTTGTGCCTTTCCATTCATTGACTGGTGTGACTTTGGCAGTTACTTCATCAAGTCCAATACCCCAAACAGTATCGTACGGAGATGCTTCAACGAGAATAGCATTACCAGTGTTCATAAGCTCGCAATACAATGACGGGTTCTGTGTAAACTTAGCATAATTGCCATCATACACAATCTTGCCGCATTCTTGTTCCCAAACTGCCAAGTCAAAGTTTTGAACTTCACGTCCAAGCTTCTTTTGAACCTTAGGGTCAGTCGCTTGTAAGATAAGCGACGCAGCATGCTTATCACCAAACAATGCAGCTTTCTTGAACATCATGTATTGTTCCGCACAGTTGAATGTAATGCTACCATAGTCGTAGTTTCCAACTTTATTGCCAGACTCTATAACGAATTCTGATGGATGCCATTGGCTAAAAACTCCACTCCAGAAAAAGTGGAATTTTCCATCTTCGTGAATGCTATCTTGTTGAGTGTTCATATGTTCCTCTTTATGTTTATGAAATAAGTGAAAGTGCCCAATCTATAATATCTTTATGGTCTTCAAAGATATGTTCTTCCATGTCCAAGACATCGTTGATAGGAATCCATTTAGCTTTAGCAGCATCATCACTGCCTTTTACTTTTGACAGTTCGCCAGCAGGTAAGTAGAATGCATATGCATGAGTAATTGTTCTGCCACGCAATGACCTATCAGGATTATCAAATACATGAGAACCTTTCATTGAACCGGCCATAACAGCCGTTGGAACTTTGAGTTTGGTTTCTTCACGTAGCTCACGTAATGCAGCAACAGTCAAGTATTCACCAGGCTTAACAAATCCACCGGGCAATGCCCACAGCCCTTTACCTGGGGCAGCTCGACGTTGAATCATTAGTATATGTCCTGATTGAATAACGACTGCATCAACTGTCACAAAGAATGGAGGATGGGGAGCAGATTCCCAAGACTTCTGGTATTCCTGAATGTGACGATACTCCTCACACAGATTAGCATATTGGTCGCACTTACTCCAGTCTTTGAGGTACTGTTTCAGTTCAGACGAAATGAGGTCTTTGTCATGCCATTTATCAAGTTGTCTAGAGAAGTATTCATCACGAACTTGAGTAGCATTGACATCATCAATTTGTTCAACCGAAACAAACTTCCATTGAGGAAACATATCAAGGTAAAAGCTAGACGAATCTTTCTTATGACCAATGACACCAATACGTAGATTTCTTGACACTTTACCAAGAGTAATAGTCTTGACAATCTTTTGAACTTGTTGAACCCATTCAGCATCATTATATCTGAAGTCGCGGATTGGCTTACAAATCAGTCGTGAAGTATCTTTAGCCGGAAGCTGATTGGACAGCATTGTAGCACGTTCAATCCATGACCAAGGATTCTTGATAGTACGCGGTTGAAAGCTAGAACCAAAAAGCACGATGACATTACTTGCCATGTCTAAAGCTCGTTTCACCGTCGATACATGAGCACGAGTTGGTGGTTGCATACGACCAATGTAAATAAGGTAATCGTATTGATAAGTACTCATTTGATTTCTCCAAAATAAGGAGACACAATTTTGAACATCTTGCTAAGTGAGGTCACCAGTTTTCGTAGTCCGGGAATTGAATTGACCGTCAAGTAAATGTTGATGATGTCTTGGATAGGATACCGATTTTTGAGGAATTCATTACCTCGGTTATTGATAATGATATCACTAAATTGTAACTTCTGAATTACAAATTCAGACTTTACGACATCATTCAATCGTTCTTCTGTGACATAAGCAGTATCACCTTTTAGTAAAGGAACCATTTTGTAGCGAGTAATTTGTGTGTTCATAATAGGAATCCCCTAGTATAGTTTTGAAATGTATAAGTCTATCTTATACGATTGTATTTATTCGAATTTAGCTTTCAACGTTTCATACAACATTCGTTGTTTGAGTTCATATTTTTCTTGGTCAGCTTTAGCTTGTTCAGCAAGTTCAAGTTCTACCATTTGACGACGAAGCTTCAATTGATTGAGCAAATCATTTCGAACTTCTTCATCGGTAAAGTAATTCATTGGCAAGGTAAAGGTGTAGAACTCAAGCTCGCCATTCTCATTGAACCAGCTACGAAATGTCACATCACCATTAGATGCTACATCAATCAATTCAACAACAGGTTCTTTGTCATCTTTGAACCAATAGAAAGCTTTGCAGTATTCTTCAGCAACAATTGTCAATGAACCATAGAACAAGTGCATCTGAAAAAAATCACAATATTCCATCTTCACATTCTTGACTTCAGTTTCTTCGTTAGATAGTTCCATTGAACATTTTACCCCAGTTGTAAGTAAAGTCATGATTGATGTTCAGTGTTGTGTTCAACAAGTTCATCCAATCATAGTGATGTTTTAGCATTGCTACTCGTTCTTCATCAGGCAATTCACACCATTCTTCCCAAGTATAAGGAGAATGATATGTAAGCAGATTGGTTCTTGAACCTAACAATCTTTTGAGCTTACGACGAACTGTACCAATGTTGTACGACCAATTGATGTATTCACCATCGACTTGACCAGGTAAATCAGGCACATACAATAGGTAATAGTATTCTTTGATAGTTCTTACTGGAATCCAATACTTACCATAGCCGGGGTCAATGCATAAACCCTTATCATGAAAATACTTGACTTCTTCTACACGGTTTTTATCGTATGATTGTCTATAACGACGACCACCTTTACGAGCAAGATACTTTTCATCAGGCTTGAAGATAAAGAGTACATGCTTTTGACCTTTAAACTCTTTGCGATATTGCGGACAAACTTGAATGCTTGCCCGCTTATATGCATACATATCAGGTCCAGGATAATCACCTGAGAACTCACAAACTTTCTCGATCGCCGCCAATTTCTAATCCTCAAAATGATGAATTTCAACTACATCATGAAAGGCTTCAATGAAGCCATCTTCTTTGATATGTCTTAAGTCACAATACACTATCATTTGATATGCATCAAATAAATCATACCAATGTTGTACCAATTCTTTGATTTTTGCTAACATCTGCATTTCTCCCCATAAGATTGAAGTTCTATAACCTTGAACTTGAATCTATTGTATCAACTGATACATCATTTGTAAATAGCTAAAAGTGATAACTGGTTATCAGTATCTTACTGTCGCACTGACATCATCAGATGTCATCATAACAAAGGCTTCTTCAGTTTGCCAGAAAGGTTCTTGATTTGGAAGGTTGATACGAGTGGTCCATTTGCCTGGTTCGATAAGAATGTAGAGCGAGTTGCGGATTTCATCGCAAACATCTTTCCCACAAACTTCTATCTTTCCCCAATGTGGTCGATGAACTTCAGTGAAGTCATATACATCAGTCAAAAAGATACCACCTGAAGACTTTGGCATAAAACTGGTATTAGTCAAGTCTTCAACAAACTTGAAGAAAATCTTCGTATTTAGAGGAATAAGCTTTATCATATATAGGTATGTTTATTCTGCAGTTGAAATAGGTGCTAAGATTTCCGGTTCATCGGTAAGCTGAACCGGCGTTGGAGTATTTGCTTCGTTGATTGAACTCATGACATCTTTCAATGCATCCGGTAAAGTAGGTGCTACAACTTCTGGAGTTGCAATAACTTTGAGACCGTTTGCTGGGGCGACATTCTTTTTCGGTTTTAGTCCATTCTTAGTATCGATAAACACTCGACGTTCTTCGGTGCTGATTGAAATTGGTGCTGATGCTAACGACTCCTTGATTGCAAGTATATCAAAATCGACAACTTGTCCGCGAGCGGAACGGGCGGTTCTTGCCATAAGTAAGTTCTCCTTTATAGGTATGGTAATGTTGTTTTTGGGTAAAGACTTTATCACATTCTATTTAGCAATGTCAAGAATGGAAGAATTCACTCCAATGAATGTTATACTTCAAGCAATCAACACAATGTATGCCTACTAAGAACAACAGATAAGAAGCACATGAAGAACCTCGACCAACTCCCCATACTTGACGATTTTGTCGTAGAACATTTACCACATATATGATAGTCTTTAGCCCTTCTTCAAACTGGAATTCGCGAACTGCTACAAGTTCATTTGCAATTCGAACTTCAGCACGTTCTTGTATATCTTCAGGTAGTTCTTTCAGCTTTTGAGCAAAGAACTCCTTCAGGTCAATCCCGTCAAGGTATTCTTGTGGCACTAACCATTCTTTAGGTGGTAAGTCAAATGCCGCATTTTCATCAAACACTTCTAATGTACTTGAACTTCGCTCATTGAAAAGCTGAACATCTTTTGTCAGTTCAGTGACTTGTATCTGCGATACATCCAAGCCTCGTAGGAGGAGGTCAGGTACTTGCTCTGGTTCTACTACTGAGATACCATTTGGAAGAAGTAGCCTATCCTTTAGAACGGTTAGATTTGAATGCATTTGATTCCGCATTTCTGAAGTAATGCTAATCCTTCTGGTTCTCGGTCATATACTTCAAGATACAACACTTTTTGGATGCCTGCAATGATGATACTTTTAGCACACATTGGACATGGTGTATGAGTGACTGCAATATCGCAACCACCAACTGCAATGCCATACTTTGCCGCAGTAGAAATAGCTGACAATTCAGCATGACCTTCATTATGAAGCGAATAGATACGATGAGCTGCTGAATATTCCTCAGGAGTCATTGACTCAATACGTTCAGGTGGGAAGACATCAGAACAATGCGATTGCCCCGGCATACTTCCATTATACCCACTTGATAGAATACGTCCGTCACGAACAATGATAGCACCAACCTGTACTCGCGTACAGGTACTAAGTTCAGTAGTTGCTAAAAGAACCTTACGATAATAATCGTAGTATTTGTTTAGTCGTTTGTTCATATTTTGATATTGCCATCAATTGAAGTCAGTCGCTTAGCAGCATCAACAAGTTCTTGAGCAGCTTTTGACAGTGGAGGTTCAACATAATCAATCCATTGGTCACTTACATAGTCATTATCAAATTCAGTATGATAGTAGTCTTTGCATATCTGAATGATTTCATCAAGTGATAATTTTTGACCTTTACCTTTCGGAACAACCCACTTATAGGTATCATCTTTACCTTGACCTAACTCATAGAGGTCAATGTTTTCTTTACGATACAGAACTGCATAGGTTTCGCAATACAATACACCAACTACACGATTGCAATACTCATTATGACCAGTGTGTTTGAAGACAATCCACTCATTGTTTTCGAACAAGATTTTATGATTCTTTTTGTGATAGTTACAAGTAGTACCTCGTAACCACTGTTCAAACAACTTATGTACTTTAGTAGTAGTAGAAGGCTTCATACAATTTTAGGTGCGAGTCTTGGGTCAATTATAACACGAGATTTGTCAGCACAGATGTGTTTGACTCTCAGTTTCAATGTTACTTCAGGGTCGACTTCAAGATGTGTAGAAAGTCTTTCAATCAACTTTTTGTTATTTGTTGAAAGAAAGAACATTTGTCTTTCGCTTGATTTGAATACAAATCTTGTATGACAAACTTGGTCTCCGTTTGGATAAGTAGTTACATGGTCAGGTTGGAACTTTTCAAGTTT